TTGAAACGGTATATTATCGATCACTTTGAAGAAAAGTTTGCCGTTTGTGAAGATGAAAACTTGAAACTAATCGACATCGAAAGAAGCAAGCTACCAAAAACCGCCAAAGAAGGCGATGCTTTGATTTTTGAGAATGGGAAATACAGGATTGACAAAAAACGCACAGAAGAAATGAAAAAAGAAATCGAAAAACTGATGGATGATGTGTGGCAAGATTAGAGAAAACAACTTCCCTCCCCTATCCAGAAAATTATGTAAAAAAGAGCAGGTCATTCGCCTGCTCAATTTTTTTTGCAGGCATATGGGGGGTATTTTGTGGACAATTGGACTAAATGTAAGCCTGCTAACAAAATTATAAGAAAATTGGCTTATTTTGTCTATATGCCTCGAAAAAATTTTTTGGGATTTCTTATTTGTTGACCAGAAGCACTAATTTTTATTGAAAAAAATGTATTTTTTACGTATTTTTTCCAAACAAACAGAAGCAAATAAAAAGTGGCAGAAAAAAATAAAGAGTATGCCAGCTATTTAAATGGACGTTCCCGCGCTCGTGGGTTTATTCGGAATCAGGTAACACTAGAGGACGTCCAGGAATTAAGAAGGCTTTTAGATGAGCGCGAACAACGGATTAAAAATTCCCATCTTGAATGATCTCGCCATTAGTTGGCGGGATTTTTTTATTTTTTTTGCAGAAAAGGGTTTACTTTTAACCTTATAGGGTTTATAATAAGGATATAAACAAGGAGGTAATAAAAATGATGATCAACATTGAAAAACAATGTAAAGAAGCACTGAAAAAATGGGAAGATGAATATTGGTTTGTCGGTATCCGATTTGAGGATAAAGAAAGAGAGATCGGCGAGATTTGCGAATGCAGCAAGCACAACCTCGACCGGGAAGACGAAAGAGATTTTCCCGAGTATGGAACTCCGGAATACGATGAAATGATGGAACTAGACGGCACCAGTGCTTGGAACCTTGCAACTTATAGAGATTATGAAGGATACTTTCTCTCAGATCACTGCTACATCATCGGCGGCAACCAAATTACAAACAGAGACGATGGGCTGGACGACAACGAAATTGTAATCAAAAATGCGGTAGTGCTTGAAAAAATCTTTTGAAGATGGCCGGTAGGGTCATCTTTTTTTTGAAAAAAATGATGAAACCACTTGCGTTTTAACCTTTTGGGGTTTATAATAGAGACATAAACAAGAGGGAGGAATCAAGAATGAACAGCTTATCGATGAAGGTATTAATGAACAACGCGTGGAAGATTGCTCGTAACGGTCAAAAACGTTTCGGCGGCAAAGTTACCGATTACCTGGCCGAAGCAATGAAAATCGCGTGGAAATTGTACAAAGAATTGAAAGCTAAAAAAGGCGGCCGCATCGCTGCTATTGCGCCTTGGTTCCTCCGCAAAACTTTTAAACACCCTAGTGCGGTAACTCAAATTGCTGTGTCTGTTTACAACGTAAAAAAAGAAACAGCAAAAGCGTACTTAATTGAAGCCGTTGCCCACGAAGGCGGGATTGATATTGTGAACAAGTTTTGGGCTCCGAAATCTGTTTGCATCTGATGGGAGAGTTGAATATGCCACAGAAAAGAATTGATATCACCGGGCAGCGCTTTGGTCGTTTGGTAGCCATAAGGGAAGTTGAACCGATAGGATATGCCCGGCGCTATCTTTGCAAATGTGATTGTGGAAAAGAAAAGATCGTTAGAATGAATCAATTAAGAACGGGAAAGACGAAATCATGCGGATGTCTTAACCGGGAAGTCACATCAAAAAAGAATACCGTCAATCTGACTGGAAAACGTTTTGGAAAGTTGACGGTGACTGGACGATCAAACAAAAAACACGATACCCAAACAAAAGCCATTTGGCACTGCCGGTGTGATTGCGGTAATGAAATAGATGTATTATCCACTTATCTAACATCTGGAGAGGTAAAAAGCTGTGGATGCCATAGGCGGGAAATTGGAAAAAATTTGCAAAAGTACAATGCAGAGCATTTACAAAAAGATGGGGTATTTATCCCAATTTTAAAAAGCAAAGTGAGATCAGACAGCTCAACTGGCATTAAGGGGGTTACTTTAAACCGCAAAAGTGGAAAATACCGTGCATCTTTAACGATAAAAGGAAAACGAATTTATCTGGGGGAATATGAGTCAATTGAAAACGCGGCTAAAGCGCGAAAAGCCGGAGAAGAGAAATATTTTAGGCCATATTTGGAGGAAAACGATGAAGATTAAAAATGAAATTGACAAATACATGACGGTAAATGAAGCAGCTGATAGATGGGGTATCAGCAAGGAGACGGTAAAAAGCCGGCTGAAACCGTCACTTTATCCGGGATCGCAAATTGATGACATGATCAATGCGGGTCTAATTAAGTTTTATCAGCGCCCGGGTGCGCAGCGCAAAGAATGGATCATATCGGTCGGAGCCATGGAAAAATGGTTTGGAAAAAAAGAATAAAGACAACAACAAGGGATGACATAGAAAAAATCTTAGGAGGAAATGAAAAAATGAAAGTATTTTACGAAGATATTTTGATTTGTGAAGTTTTGACAAACCGCTCTTTAACGGTGGATGAAGCGCTTGAATTAATTGGATTTGATGAAGAAAAGTTCAAAGCTGACAACGGTTTTGACGACATTGACTACAATGATTTTAGACTGGAATATTAAACGAAAATAGGCCCTCGCAACCTCCGCGAGGGCTTTTCTTATGCAGCAACGTCCTGGTGTAAGCCAACTACCCCCACTTAGCTAACGCTTGAAGTGGGGGTCTCCTCGCCAAAGATGATGAAGTTTACCCTGGATCCCGGTTAATTATTCGCCAGCGCTGCTTTCAATTCTTCCAGCGTCATATCTCCTACTTTTTTCACTTCCGTAGCCGCTGTTTCTGTCACGTTTTCAACTGCTTGTTCATCTGTGGACGACACTTCTTCCTCGTCCGGATCCGCTTCTTCTTCCGCCGGTTCCTCATCTTCCACAGCTTCTTTCGCCGGAGCGTCCGCAAATGCAGCCATTTCTTTGTTGAGATCAGCCACCGCCGCCTCAATCAGCGCCTGAATATCGTCCGGCTCCAAGTTAATCTTAAACAGTTGGTAAGCCTTTTTCGCCAGATATTGAGACGCGGCACGATACTTTGCATTCCCTTCCCCTGCTGCCGGCAGCAGTTGTTCTGCGTATTTCACAGCGCGGGCAGCGATAGTTTCCAAGTGTTTCGATTGCAAAAATTTCTTTGCGTACCTTCCGGCGTAAGCTAGTACCGCCGGGATACCTGCCAGAATGATCGCATAAACTGCTTGAATAATAGTGTGTAACATGTTTTTTCCTCCTTATTTTACGCGGATTTTTTTACCGACATAGATTGTGTATTTGCTATCAAGCTTGTTCCAAGTTTTAATTTGCTTGATCGACGACCCATACTTTTTAGCCAGCGCACCAACTGTGTCTCCCCGTACCACCTTATGGTAGACAGGTTTCGGCGCCGCCTTTTTTACCGCCTTTGTAGCAGATTGCGATTTTGTTAGATATTTAGCCGATACATATACGGCCTTATCATTGGATTTAATTTTTGCCCAACCTGCAGAAATGCCCAGCACCTGCACCCTGTCGCCGTGGCTGAGCTGTCCTAAAATCGCACCTCCCGGACTCTTACGGATGTTGAGTTTGCTAGCTGTTACATAGTATGGCGTTGTTTTTACAGCGGCTTTTACCGTGGTTGCCGCCTTAGCTGTGGGCGCCGCCTTTTTTACCTCGGCCTGCACTGTGGATGGATAATCCGGGCCCGTCTCGTTTATGTCCACATAGGCGGAGATCCCTGGCACCTTACCAGACTGGGATCTTTGCCATAGGTAGTAGCTGGACACACCAATAGGTTTGGATGCATACCGGGCGTACCACAATGGGATGCCAGGATGATGGCCTTTGAGATTGTTGAGATAAAAAACACCCATGCTATAAAGCATGAGCTTGTGGCCCGTTAGTTTTTTTAGTTCAGCAAAAAATGTCCGCATGGACGCGACCAGCTGGTTGCCGGCATGGTTGGTTTCTAAATCCAGCACCAACGGTTCATCCATGTATTTTAGATAACCTTTCACAACTTTATAAAAAAACTGTGCTTCCTGCCGGGCAATCTCCGGGCTTGTAAACCGGGCAAAATGGTAGGCTCCCACTTTAAACCCGGCAGCTTTTGCAGCCTTTACGTTTGCGGAAAATTTGGGATCCTTAAACGTCTTGCCCTCGGTCGCCTTTACCATGGCGATACGGTAGCCGGCATTATGTGCCTTTTTAAAATCAACATTTCCGCTGCCATGGTAAATGTCAAACCCTTTCATAGCGTTCACTCCTTCCCCTTACGGTTATAAAAACTTTTCTAACAGGCTAATAACGGCATAAATTAAGCCCCCGCCGCCAAATAGGGCAAGGGCTAAATCCCATTTTTTATACGCATTATTTTTCCGAATATTTAGTGTGTGCTCGAGTAACCTGTTTAGCAATTCCTGCTGTTCTTCTCGCTGCTGGTTGATCAGCTTTTTCTGTTCTTTTCCTTCCACCAGCAACGTTTTTTCTATGCGCAGCTGGCCTGTCTCTACCGCCTGCATTTTGTTGGTCAGATCCGCGTAATTTTTTTCTAACGCTGTGATCCGTTCTTCATGGTTCTCAATGCGTTCATCCATCGTCATCTCCTCCAATGGATCCGTACCCCCAATCTTTCTTTACTTCCAGCCGATTTTAGATCCGCCTCCTTATTTGAGCATAATAAAAAGCACCCATTCGAGTGCTCATTTTAGTAAGGCCTTTGTATAAGTAAGATGATTTGTAAAAACACCATCAGCCCCATCTTCTATGACTCTTTTTTGTTCAGCTTTTTCTTTTTTAGAATCAAAGAAGAAGATATATACTTTCAAGTGGTTTTGGTGCATTTTTTGGATTAATTTTTTGTCAGCCAGTTTTGCATCTAAACCAATGCCAACAGTGTACTTCCTCCACTCTTTTATTTTCTGATCAGTGAAGTCTTTTTTGCTTTTAAAAAGCGTTAGCTGCACAAGAGGAACTGACCTATCCAATTTATGAATTTTTTTAAGGCTCATTGCTGAAAAAGATTCAATCATCACCTTCTTTTTCTTAATTAGGCCTTTTTTATTCAGCAGCCTGATCAGTGGTTCCTCCATTTTCAATTTATTGCCGACCCGTCTCGTTTCAATAAAATAATTCGTTTTCGAGCCATACTGGTTGATGAGCTCGTCAAGGGTAAGAACACGCTGGCCCTTGTATTTATTACTGAACCAGCTTCCAGCATCCAACTTTTTGATTTGCATCAAACTATAACGTGTTACATCCCCTTTCCCGTTTGTGGTCCTATCCAAAGTTGGATCATGCATTAGTACGAGTTTGTCATCTTTTGTTTCCCTTAAATCCATCTCAATGTAATCAGCTTTTTCATTGACAGCAAGCCTAAACGCCGGCATCGTTTCTTCAGGTGCCCGGTCATCTGCTCCTCTATGGGCAATAATAAGAGTTCCCCTTTTTTCTTTTTTCGCAATTGCAGAAGAACAGCCCACCAGGTTAAAAGCAAAAATGCAGACTATGGAAATCGCCATTATTTTTTTCATACTATTAATTTATCATAAGATGGTCAAAATGTATTTTTAATTCGCATTTTGTTCTGTTGCTGTGTTACCTACCGTCAGATCATTAACCATAGCCGATAGATTTTCTGCCGTCTTTTGGGATAATAAATTTTCAAATTTTTCTGCATCAAATCCGGTCCCCGTTAGCTCGTCCAGCTTTAACGTGTATGTGCCAGATGTAGAAAAATATTCACCCTCAATTTGCGATGTAACTGATACCGGGACAGTGGCGCCGGTAATATTGCCGTCGCTGTCCTTTGTAAGATTAATGTTTGTAAATTGGATTTTAGCACTCACTTTTCATCCGCTCCTTTTTCAAATTGATCGCACAAGTAATCATAGATTTCTGCTTCCGCTCCACTAAATTCCTTTTGACAGTTTAGCAACACATCCTTCACTGTTTTTAACATGCCCTGGGCATCACCACCTTCAAAAACTCGCTCTTCCTCGTATAACTCTTTCTTTTCCTTTGCAAAAGCATCAAGATCTTTTACATCCCATTTGGTGCCGTTTTCTATTGTCTTTGGCTCGCCGTTTTCGTCCAGATAGCAGTGCTCTTTGAGCAATGCTTTTTCATCCGCGACAAATTCCTCTAATTTTTCCCGCAGGGCGTTGATAAATTTGCTGCGGTGCCGGGATTGTTTTCCTTTAAGAGACAGGTTGTATAAAAGATTAATAGTTTGTGCGATTTTTTGGTTTTCAATTTTAACTTGCATGTTAAGCAACCCCCAATTTTTGTTTAATGTTTGCCAGTTCCATTTCCAGATTTGCGACTTTAAGGATTAGATTTTTGTTTTGCTCTTCTAGCACTGATAATCGTTCTTTATGGTCATTAGTGTAGGCGTTAAGGGCCTTTGTTGCTAGCATCAGTTCACCCACAATCGTTTCATCTTTCTTAGATTTCCTATCTGGCGTGATAAAATCACTGCATGCACGATATTCTGGGTTGTCTCTATCATCAATTACCAAACCGACGTGAATTTCAGATTCCCCTTTGAAATTGTAGCGCACGACGTCGGTATTAATAATATTCTTCAAAGCAATTTCAGGGTCCATCGTCTCAAAATTTTCTTTCAATTCCCATCTTGACGCTTGATGTAAAGTTTTTACGGTCAAGTCAACATATCCCGTACCGCTGTTATTTAAGTAAATTTCTCCACCATCGAGTGATTTTATAGAGTGAGCACCATTGATCAGAATATTATTGCTCTGGATTCCTCCATTTCCTTCTAAGTAAAGAATAGAAGAGTCATTTTTAATAGAATTAGCTCCATTAAAATACACGTTTCCAGATTGAATGCTTTTAGAAGCATAAATGGTTCCATCGGCTCTTATTTTTATTTCATCAGGCCAATTTGATGATCCTGATGGTTGATACTGACCCATCGTGATTTGAGACGGCATGATGTCAACTCTATTATTTAAATTGGTATAATCACCATCATACTGACCATTACTACTGTTTACGTAGGCGCGTAGTTTCATCGCTGTCGCGCCATAATAACTTGTACCAAAGTAAGTCGTATTTGTCGTCTGAACAGTAGCCTTTGTTCTAAATCCTAAAAAAGATGAATTAAGAAACCAATCTCCATCTAAGATTTTGGGATTATATGAAGAAAGACTTTCTGTGTATTGATATCTTCCATGCAATCCAGCCCCGCCGTCTCTCCCTGTTAATGTTGTTGGGATGTTGAAAGTTCCGTTTAAGGCCATATCTCCGTTTAATTTTATGTTGTTAGCCACTACATTTCCGTTGTTATCGATTCCAAATTTTAAATTCCCCCAGTTGAACACATTAATCCCATCGGAATTAATCCACGTATCTAACTGGCCGCCATTATACTGCTGATGGAATCCATTCCCGTCTAGCCAAGTTTGGATATTATTTGCGGATTGATAAAAATTAGACCCGTTAATTTGGACGCCACTAAGCGTACCGGCTGTGACCGTACCCAAGTTTGCGCTGATTGCAGATAAGGACGAAACGCTTAACTTACTTGCGTCAATTGATCCGGCAGCGATTCGTGCGGCGTTAAGCGTCCCTGTTGTAATGTTAGACGCGTTTATATTTTTAACCGTAATCGCATTTGCATCTATCGTGCCGGCTGTAAGTTTGTTGGCAGTCATGCTGGCAATCATGGCATCTTTGATCACCGCATTATCAATTGTCGTCTGCCCGGTGATGTGAACTTTATTTCCACCGATTAAAATAGACTCGGTACTGAGATTAATTTGATTGATCACATCGTTTTTAGATACCCGTAAATTAATGTTATTGGACAGCTGGCTGATTTGCGATTGTGTCGCCATGTCCTCCGGCGCTGGTGTCCAGTCGGTGGCTTTGTTGCCTTTTTCAAGTTTAATTTGCGAGAAATATACGCTTGAAATATTTCCATCAGAACTTGCATTATTATCAATTCTTATATATCCGCATACCTCGTCAGAACTAGTTGTAAATGTTGTAATATATTCCTGAAAGTTATCTTTATTTGTTGTTCCAGTCGCCAATAGGTGGACATAATCAAAACTACCACCGATACCAGTTTTAGTAGTTTTCGAACCTAAAAAATATACGTCCATCGTAGTAGAATTTGTGCTTCCCTTTATTCTGGCTCTAAAAATGTATGTTGTATTAGGTTCTACACTAAACGCCGTACCTGCGCGCGTGGTTTCCGATGTTCTAGAGTTTTGCACTTCTAATGAATTTGTCCCATCATTGTTAGCATGAGATATCGTGCCTTCTTGCCAGGATTGCGCGGTTTTTCCATCCGAATTAAGCAGTAGTCCTGTACTATTCGGTACTAAATTCCGCCCACCAACCTGCAAGTTATCCAAATTAGTCTGTACTGCACTAATATTGCTTGTCAGACTGTTTGCAGTTGCTGTCAGGCTAGCCTGTGTGGCGTATTTTGCGTCTGCGTCTGTTTTGGTTATCCTCGCCGCGATCTGATCTGCCTGCGTTTTTAGCGTGGCCTCTGCTGTGCTTACCCGCCCAGTAAGCGCGTCAACCGTGGATTGACTGGCTTTTAATGCAATTGCATCAGCGTTTTGACTAATCAGTGTGCTGTGGCTGTCTACGGTATTTTTTAACGTGTCTACATAGGATTTATCCGCCTTAGATGCAATAGCATTGGCATTTTGGCTTATGGCGGTTTCCGCTTTATCCACGCGCCCTGTTAGGGTGTTTACGGTCGTAGCACTCGCTTTTTGGCTCAGCGTATTATTAATGTTTGTGATGTCGGTTGTATAGGTTGTCGTGCTAACCGCACCGATCTGGCTTGCCTGCGTTGGCGATAAATCCACCCACGCCGTACCGTTCCAGCGCCGCATAATTTGCGGTGTCTTGGACGTGTCTACCCATAACTGATCCTTTTCTGGATTGGATGGCGCTGTGTTGGATTTTACAATAGACTTTTCTCGCGTGTTGGCGTTTGCGTTTGCTGCATTTGCCTTGTCTATTGCATCCTGCGCATTAGTAAGTGCCGTTTGCGCGTTTGCCTTGGCTGTGTCTGCCGCTGTAGCCGCATCACTTGCCACCTGTTTGGCGGTGTTTGCTATGTCGGTTGCGTTGCCTGCTTTGCTTAGCGCGTCCTGCGCCGCGTCAAAGCCTTCCTGCGCCTTGTCTATCGCACTTTGTGCGTTTGCTGCTGCATCGTTAGCCTTGTCTACCGCATTATTTGCCTGCGTTACGGCGTTGGCTGCGTCTGTTTTGGCTTGTGTTGCCGCTTGCTGTGCGGTATTAGCAGCTTGTTGAGCTTCCTGGCCGACTGCCGCGGCATTATCTGCGGCCGCCTGCGCGGCGCTAATTTGCTGCGCAAGCTCAGCATTGTCAACGTCCGTCACCCACTGCGCGCCATCATAATGCTTGATCGCTGTCACGTTGCCGCTGCTATCCTCCACAAACCAAATATCGCCGGATTGGGGACTGGTTGGTGTTGCTGCACCATAATACGCTTTGTTTTTTCCGTTGGCGGTCGTAATTGCTATCTGTGCTGCTTGCGCTGCATTTTCGGCTGTATTAGCCGCCTGCGTGGCCGTCTGCGACGCCGTTTGTGCCGTTGTTTGGGCTTGCCCAGCTGTGTCTGCGGCTTGTGTGGCGGTTTGCTGTGCGCCGTTTGCTATCTGTGTTGACTTGGTAAAAGGAATATCCACACTGCCCAATAACGCCATATTTCCACCTCCCTAATAGCTGAATGTCCGGTTACTCCCCGCGCCGAAACGTGTTACATAGATTTTCCGGCTAGCCCGGTCGACGGTAAATACATCCCACGCATCTTCTTCTAGCGTTATAACCGGGCGGTCTGGCATTTTGCCGGCGTAGTCGTTGCGTGCCAATGAGTCCAGCGTTTGGATAAGCAACATCCCGTTTTTGGTCATGCTACTGTCATAGTGGATGTGTCCACTAATTACAGCAATCACCTGCCCTTTGCCTTGGCCTGTAAAGTCCACCGATACGCTGCAGGTGTAGTCTGCTGTCGTCCCGGATCCGGTGTATGCTGTGCCGTTTACAAAGGCCGACAGGATGCCATACAGGATGTCGCTGTTAATCTGCGCATCCGAATTAAACGTGCCCTGCAAAGGTGCATGAGTAAAAATTAAAACTCCCCAGCCATTGTCAGGGAGCTTCAGGGCCGTATTGGCCAACCAATTTAATTGTGCATTTCTAAACGCCGATGACCATTGAGACGGATATTTATTGGTTCCGTCTTTCTGCGTGATATATGGGTTATCGAAAGAGTTCAGGCAGATCACCCGGATTTTCTGGGCCGCAAAATCTTTATAGCCATATAATCGTTCTTTTTCGGATGAATTAAGGATAAAGCCAGGATCCATATATTTACTCAAAATCGCGTATCGCTCGGACGGCTGCAGGACGGATCGCATCAGGTTTTTATCATTGTCATGCGCGTACCAACTGTTATCGTCGTGGTTTCCGTTTAGATAAACGACTGGGGCAGCGGATGAGGAATAAAGGGACTCTGCCGCATCCTCAAAGTCAGTCAGCATCAAATTCTTTTGCTCGTCCCCGTCCACAAGGTCGCCGCCATGAACTACGAGATCAATTTTGGCTCTGTTGGTTAAGTATGCCACGTTTTGCATGTGCAACGTGCTTCGGCTTTTTAGATTGTTGCCGTTTTTAGATGCTGTTGCATAGTGTGTGTCCGTAATAAAGGCAACTGACAACGTATTGTCTGTCTGCACTCGTGAAAGCTCGTCCACGACAAAATCAATTCCGTTTTTAAAATAGACGTCGATTGTCGGCAGGTTACCATCATCTAATTTGCACCGGATTGTGCATCCTGCAACCTCTATGCCAACGGAGATCACATTTCCAACGCCTTCATGCGCGTCAGCCCACGCCTGATCATAGGTGCCGTCCGGGTTGATTTTTTGCCAAACAAACACGGAGCTGTCCAGTGTAGACGTTACTTCATCTTTCCCCTGGTACACGCGGACGATGACCCTTTTTTGGCTTGTGTCGTCAGCAAAGTCAGTGCCGTCCGGAGTAAAATAAGATATTTTATATGCCCTTGACTTTTCGGCCGCCTCTTGTGCAGCTTTTGCCTTCGCCTGCAGGTCCTGGACAATCTCCGGCGTTACCGCGACAATCTCGATAAACTCGCCAACCGTAACCTTGTTGTTGCTGGGGTTCGCTTCCGACTCGTCGACTTGTATAGCGCGGGCGCTTATTGTAAGCTCCGGCTGCATCTCGAAATCCACAATTTGGAAATGATCCCCTAGGTTAGGCTGAAAACCGAGATGCGCGACATCAATTGTATAGTTATATTTCGGATGGTTGTATAGTTTTAGCTGTTCCTTTCCCCAATCCAACAGACCGTTTGGATTTAGAATCGCGTCATTTACAACGTACCCCTCTAGGTACGGGGCACCGTTGTTGTACGTATCGTTTGCATCATCATCTGTGATGTACTCACGCCCACCATTTACGGATGCTATGGATGCCAGCGTACCATCCGATTTTTGCCCGCCATATACGTACAGTTTTGTGTACATCTGCTGGTCGCTGCCGGTACGGGTAATTCCTTGCAGGTTATGGGCGTATTCTAGTCGGTATCCTTTTGATTCACCCAGTTCGTCTACAAAGTCTATTACCTTCCGAATAATTTTTCCGTTGTAAACCTCGACATAAGCCCGGATTTCTGCGCTAAACTGTGACGTTAACTGATCGAGCCAATATTGGGCGTTGTTGCCGGCAGAAAATTCAAAGCTATAGGATCCACCGTAAAAATAGTTCTTTCCTACTTCCCAGCCAGATCCTCGCAGGATATAGTTAAATAAATCTTGGCTTGATACGTTGGCCATTGTTTTGGCCGGCACTACTCTGTGCGTTAAGTCCCACGCAAGCAGATTAAGGCACTGCGCTTTTTTAACATGGACGGGGCCAATCACATCATCTTCGACGTTGTAAATCCGGTAAACATAAAAATAGCCATCACTGCCTTGCTTAAGGAGGTGATAGCCATATGTCATAAATGCTGTTTCTCGGTACCCTGTAGGTACGCTGATATCGAGCGTATCCGACCATATTTTGCCTTGGTCGTCTGCTATTTTAGTAGACCGCAAGTCATCATAAAACTTGCAGCCGCGTCCGTGTAAATCCAGCATCCCACACGGGTTTAAGTCTTGGTCCAAAATGAGATACACAGGCTATCACCTCCTATTGAGTAGTGGGGTGGTATTCAAAATACCAATCCGCATCCGACAAATCCGGCGAAAATGCAAAGGTTTTAGGTACACCGCCCTGCATGGTTAAAAACTGGCCGCCAATATAAAAGTTTTCCATGAATACGGCGCCGTTTTTGTAAACCGTATGATCTTCGCAATTAATTTTGATTTCGTCCCCCTTGCGAGCAACAACGGTTGGAGATGTGGTCGATTTATTCCCGCCATTAATAATCTCCCATACGCATACATCAGTAAGGGCTAGATTGTTATTTCTATATTTAACAACCGGGTTAGCCGTGTCTTCTTCGATGTCGTATTTGGCGATATATGCGGCCACCGCAGCCAGCTTTTGCGTATAAATTTTACTGGTGTCTGTCCATGTTTTTGTGATCGGTTTATCCCATACAGGGTTATGCTTGCTATCACATTTCATAACCTGCACTGTAAATTTGTTCCCGATTTTTTCAAATCGGATCCACCCATAAAAATTGGTATAGGTATCTGTGGACGGGTCGCCCGGCAATGTAAGTGTCTTCCATAGCTGCTCCGTCTTTGTCTTGCCCTTACTTTTTACTGTTCTTGTGCCGTTTTTCACCTTAATCTTTTTTGTGGTTGTTTTCTTTTTTTGGATGCTGCCCTGGTCATATACGATATTATGATACTTCGTACCGTTAAACACGATCACCTGCAATATTGGTTTTGCACTAATGCTATTATCCTTTATCCCAATCTTGCCAATGGCGTGGCCGTCCTGGTCCAGCAAGTATAGCTCTACTTTTCCCTTGGCGCGCGGATAATATTGTTTGTTACTAAGCCAGATTGACACTCGATAGTCCTGGTATTGTCCATTTAAATTTTGTTTTACAACCGGGCCGTGCCACTTATTCGCAACAGGTTTCCCAAAATTTGGATTGCCAGAGCTGTCGAGCGCAAATGTTAGTGCATCATTTACACTTCTCATAGCGCCGCCGATTACCCCATTTTCAGGCGTAAAGGTAAGTGTATCCGGTGTTAGGGAAAGCCATGTTGCCATCGTTGAACAGTAATCATGAAATACTAAAGGTTCCAAATCAACCGGCGAATCTCCTGTATCCGGGTCTACATCGGATCCGATATAAACATAATTTTCATCCTGGTCCGTGATTGCAATTCTTGTCACGTCTTTTTTTGGGATACACGTAAAAACGGGATAGCATTCCGCTGTCCCATCTGGTGTAATCGTTATAGGGTTTGTGATCATGTCATGCTGCTGGTATTCGCCGTAGCCTTTCGGGTCGCTGCAGCTAAAGGTAATGCTTGCCTTCCCTTTGTATAACGACCGTGTGACTTCGGTTATATTAGATACATGCGCATAGTAAGTAAAGTCCTGCTCATCATCAAAAATTAAGTCAAATTCAGCATCATCGACCGGCATAAGCCAGTCACTAATTTGGTGAATCAGATCAATACGCTGCGTATGAGACCCGGCCACAATTTCAACATCTACCACAAAAGTACGATTTTTCACGTTTGTTCCCAAATATAAATCCCCGGACATTCCGGGGATATTTTGCGTTTGCTCTTCGACTGTTGGAAAAATGTTTCTATGGATCTCAATGACTTTTAAATTAAATTCCCGGGAATGAGCGCCGGCATAAAAAAATCCGAATTCTGTATCTGAAACTATCGCGGTCATATCGAGCTCAACCCCTTAAAAATGCTTCTTATATTCGTAGCCTGTTTGTCATATTTGACCATTTCGGTATATACCGCTTTACCATTCCACTGTATGACGTGTGTTTGTGGTTTCACATCAACTTGTACTTCGATCGGCGGTGTTTTGGTATTTGGTTTCCCATTACCCGCCGCAGTGACCGTTTGCGCGATGATAACTTTAGGACCAGATACACTGTTAACTAAGTTTGCTGCTTTTTCAATTGTTCCAGCTGCGTATCTCTTTAATTTCGAGATCGGCGTCACTTTGCTTCCGGCCATGAAATCATCAAAACTTGTCGGACGTGTTGCAATTGCAATGCGCCCATCTTTCGTTTCAATGATTTCTGGTTCTTTTTCGGCTACATATACATGTCCGCCTGCTGAATTTTCCGTTCCGTCTGCGTATCCATGCCCTTCACCTAGTCCAGACAGGTTTCTTCCATACCGGTGTTTAGCATAATTTAATGCCGCTAGCAGGTTATCAAATCCATTAAAAATGTTCCCATGGCCCGGAAACTTATAGGCGTTAAATGTCGCGCTTATTGTCTGCATCAAGCCCTTTGCAAGGTCGCCGGTTATAGTGTTTATATCTGTGTATCCATGCTGTACAGCTAATGGATTGCCACCGGATTCCGTTGCAATTTGCCGCAAAACTTTATTTACCATTTCGGCACTTGTAGATAGACCGTTCATGGCGAGCGCTCTTACAACGGCCGGCTTCCATCGCTGCACCCCGGATCCGCTTGGATTAACGACTAATGCATCTTTTAATTTGTTTTTTATGCCCTTAAATAATTCGTTTGGAAGCCCGATCGCCAAATCTTTTAAAACACCGGTATACTCATTTCGGAAATCTGATAGACCAACCTTATCTTTTACATACGAGATTAATTTTGATGGGTCAGAAAAGATGTCAATGGCCGTTTTTGCTCCTTTTTCTATGCCGTGCCACAATCCTGTAAAAAAGTCCCCAATTCCGCCAGCATATCCTTTTATGCCCAATTTATTTAATAGCTGCATGGATGGCCCATGCGGTAGAATGCTTGTGCCTTTTGGCAAATATCGCAATTCCGGCCCGGTTTTCCCGACGATATATGTTCCAATGCCAGGAGAATGTGCCAATTCCGGGCCTTCTTCCCCTGTCAGTGCAATTTCATCTTTTGGTGTGCCACTTGTTCCGCGTGCATACCCGGGTGGATGCCATTGCGGGATGTTTATGTTGCCCAGTCCAATCTTGTCAAAGATTTTATTGAAAAATCCAGTAATGCCATTGATTACATGTGCAAAACTTGCTCGAAATTTATCGTATTTGCTCAATACCTTCCCAGTTTCCCAATCGACCGCGTCTTCATGGCCCTTTGCTTGTTTCTTTGCTAACTTAACCGTTTGGTTTTGCTGCGTTTTTGCGTGTGCGATTACCGCATCGCGCTGGTTTTTTGCATGTTTTATACTTTCGTCCTTCTGTCGTTTCGCATTTTTTACGATGTCCTCATATTCCTTTTTAGAAATCGAACCGTTCACATAATACTGTTCATCCGCCCAATTTTTTGTACCCTTGTATTTCTTTTCGGCTTGGTCCACTGCCTCTTTGTATTCGTTCTTAGCGTGTTTTATGGTTTGTTCTTCCTGCTTCTTAGCATTTGCCACGATTTTTGCCGCTTGTTGTGCACTCAATTTCCCGGCTCGATCTCTTAATTTACCCAAGATTTCCTGCTGCTCTTTTGCAGATTTAGAAACGCTTTTTGCAGCATATGAATTCATTTTGTCTTGCAGCTTGTTCACCTTTTTCTGCTCATCTTCCGTCAGGCTTCTATGGTGTTTAGCTGCATTTTCATATATTCCTTTTATTTCATTTGTGATTTTCTGGACCTCTTTTTTATTTTGGTTGTTAGCTTTTGTGGTCTTTTTCAAGATGTTGTTATACTCATCCGAGTTTAGGCCATCCAAATATTTGAGATTCTTTTTCGCACTTTTCGTTGCATCGTCGAAATGCTTTGTGATTTGTTTTGCCATCTGCTCGTATGGTTTTACCAAACTGCCAACATTTTGTTTACTTACTTTGCGCCCTGTAACCACGAAATCTTCAAGTTTCCGTTGTGCCTGGTCCACTAATTTTGCGTAGTTGTCTATGGCTTTCTGATCCGACTTGCTGACAGTTGTTGAATCCCATTTGATTTTTAAATTCAGGGGGTTGGCGAAAAAATCTTTCACCTTGTTCATGGTGTGCATAAAATTGCCTTTTAAATCGTTACCAAGATCATTGATACTATCACGGAACGGCTTTATATGTTTATAGGCATAATAGAATCCGGTTCCGACTGCTGCAATCGCCGTAATTATCCATCCAACCGGATTGCTCAATCCAAAAATGGCAGCGCCTGTATCTCCAAAAGTCCCAATTAAAAAACGCATATTTTTTACAGTTCCGAGCGCTTGCCAGCCAAATCTCAAAATACCGCTTCCTGCTTTTAAAATTTCCGGGAGAAAGTTGGCTGCAATGCCTGCAATCATGCCCCATTTTCCACCAAATGCTATAAGTGCTGCACCACCAATGTTGGCAGCACTTCTTAAAATACCCATACGTTTGCCCACAAGACTAAAAGCTTCGCTGCTAGCAGCTACTTTTTCGTTGGATGCTATCGCTGTTGCTGCCATCGTTTCTGATGACCGTGCCGTAAGTGCCATTGATCCTCGTAAACGACCTAATCCGCCCATTACGATATTAAAAGAATCAACAATGCCCGCAATTTTTTTCATGGCCCATATTTCGCCGTAAAGGATACCGAAAGCTTTGGCAAATCCGAGGATGGTGTCTTTGTGGTCTTTTACATATTCCACAATGTCTGTGATTTTGCTTACAACTTGTGCTGCATCTTTCCCAAGATTTGTAAAGTAAGCATCTGCCTTACTTGATGCCAACCAGTCTTCCAAATCTTTAAATCCACTCTTTTTCAAATTGAAAATCGGTGCGGTAAATTTTCCGGCCAGACGTCCCCAGTTCGATTCGATCGACCGCCATAATCCTTGCGTCGTATTCATGGCGTTTTCTGTGGCGTCCTTGTATTTGTGGGACATATTAATAAGTGTTTCTTCTACAACAGAGGCATCCAATTTCCCCTCACTTGCCATTTTGCGGATAGTGGCCATGCTTTCTCCAGTGGTTTCCTGCAAAGCTTCACCAAAGGCAGGAAAGGCGTTGGTCATGATATTAAGGTCACCTGTATAGGCTTTTCCGGTCGCCATCATCTGGCTAAACTGTTCCGCTACACCAACAAGTCGATCATTAGTCAAGCCCATGGCATCTCCCAAAGTAGTAAATGCCCTGGTCATGGTTTCAGTTTCGGATGCACTAGATTTAATGTGATAAATTTTTTGCTCCATTTCGTTGAGGGCTTCTGTAGCATATCCTGTCTTCCGCTGGAACATGTTAACCATGTCCACCATTTGTTTACCCTTTGTTGCTGATCCGGCCAATGTCGTCCATGTAGCCAGCATCTTGTCTTGTGTGGCATTATATTCAATGCCGGCATGGATCAATTCAGAAATACCGCTTTTAACTGTCGATACAGCGTTTGTTGCCATATTTCCCAGAAATGTACCGACAAATGAGCCTTTCAATACGGATGAAATCTGGCTGCGTGCTTCTTCTGCTTCTCTCACCATCTTTTGCCGTGCTTTCTTAGCAGCTTCCACGGCACCTGATTCATCAACTTTAATTTCTTGTGTAACCGGTTTTTCTGTTTCTTTTTTTACATCTTTATGGACATTTTCAGCCTGCTTTGTGGCCTTATCTTTAATCTTGACTTCTTGCTCGACAGGTTTATCAAATTCTTTGTCTACTTTGTCAGCCGTTTTTTCAGCTTCATTTACCATTTTTTCGGCATTTTTTTTAAAATTGACATCCATTTTCTTACCGGCGTCTTGGCCTATGGCTTTTAAAAGTGTTTCGATTATCTGAATATCTGACTTTACACCTTTATCATCCAGCCTAACGTCGATGACGACTTTTCCATCACTCATTCCCTTTCGCCCCCTTCCTGTGCAGATTCAACTAATCGATCAAACATGCTATCTATTTCCTGTTCAGCATAAGAGACACTGTTCTCGTCTTTTAACGCATACAAATCTTTCAACTGGATTAACCGGTTGCGCTCGGCAATCTCATATTCACTGTTTCCAGATGGGATTTCAGCTGCCCTGATGCTGACAACCTGGCTAAATTTCGTGCGTTCACTCAAGCTGTTCAGCATGGCAATAAATTTTTCCCATCGGAGTGTGCCTTGTAAGTCGATTAAGTCTACCCCATAGTCCTGCAAAAAAGATGCATAAATATAATCTGCATCTTGCTCAAAACTGTAATATTGTTTGTGGTTTTCACTTGGCTCTAGTTCTTCCTCGTCCTGCCCGGAGATATATTTGGAGATGGCTTGCACTGTTTCAATTTGTGTTTCGATATCCGCAGTGCATTCTGGTACAAACATTTTAAAAGCGAGCTGTATCTTTTCGATTTCATTCACGCTATCATCATTCATAAGTTCATAAAATCGTAGCACGTTGTCATATGACAAATCCCATTCATAAGTTTGTCCATTAATCTCAATTTCGTTATCTAATGGCTGTGTCAGGCTCAACATGGATCATCATCGCTTTTGGTTGCGGTTTTTCACATACTTTTTGGCAGTCCTGTCAGACTCCGTTTCAATATCCATCACTTTACGATAGATCACTTTCCACACTTCCATGAATACTTTCTGCATGTTCGGTGTAGACTTTCCACAGATGGCATAAATCTTTTCACCGGCCCCTTCACCAAAAGTTTCGTCGAAAAAAGATTTATAGCTTTCCGCCCGGGCTGGGAGCACGTCAATGACTGCGGTGCAGACCTTACCGAAATCATCAGTGTTCTCGATATCCGGATATTTTTCACTAACTTGTTTGTCGTATTCCCAGATTTTTTGCCCTTGCTTGAAATATTTTTTCAATGCCTCATCGTTAAAATCAGCTTCATATGTCTTGTCTCCAATTTGAAAGGTTTCAGTTACTTTTTGCAGATTAATTTTAATCATTTAGCACACTTCCTTTTTTTGGTATGTACAAAAAGGGGCACAAAGCCCCTTTTTATCCTGCGGCCTGACCTTGCGCGGCCTGATCTTGCACAACCGGTGCTCCATTAAAGTTAGCTGTAAAGCTAAACGTTTGCTTTGCGTTTGCTGCGCCTCCGGAGGTGGTAATAGCGCTCAAAGTGACTTGAGCCACAACTACACGGCCGTCTGATTTTGTCCACCTTAGCAGCGTTTTGCAATCGTCTCCAAGTGAAAACTCTTTGCTTGTAATATAATCTTGTGCGGCGTCGCCCTCGACACGGTTACCGGAAAACGCAAGCGAGAAGTTTTTCCCGGTTACATCTGTACTTGCAAATCCGCCACCGTTGTAGTAGGCTGTATTGTCCGTTGTGTCACCTGGAGCAGGTGTAACCGTGGAAATCCCGGCTGCAATCGGAACAAATTCAGCTCCTGTCGTCGAATTCGGGTCTAAATTCCCTTTTGTGTCGATCTCAAACTTGTTTTTGTAGTTTAAGTTAAAAGCCATTCATCTCACTCCTTTAATAAAAGTTCAGCCTCGAAATTTGATACATATAAAAAGCCGTGAGTATCAGCTTGCACCAAATTTGGCACGCTTCTAATCACGGCATTAATAAACTCAAATGTTCCATTTTTGCTTTTAATGTCACCACTTTTAAGCCCATCTATGAATCTATTGATGCTGAATAATGTGTTGAGGACTTGTAGCTGATCAGGGCTGCGAGCACTAATTTGAAAAGCATACATCCTGTCACGGCTGCCATCCATGAATCGTGTTTCCTCACCGATTGGCGTTAACATGAAGGCGATACCACTTCCTGTGCCGTCCTCATTGATTTTAATGATTGGCACATCAATGGGCGCAAATAAATTGCAATTCGCTTCAATGGCATCAATCATGCAGTCCTGAAAATCGAGCTCATTCTCTGTCAAGGCCCTGTTCAACCCCTTCCTGTGCAACGGCAACCCACTTATCTCCACGCACTGCTTTCGCTTCATCAAACCAAAGGCCGCGTGCGTGCGGATTTTTATCTTTTGAGAAATTGTATTCCGGGTGATAGTAAAGGCGCCGCGCATAAGGCGTATCCCAAACGATTTCACCACGCTCAAGGTCTGAGGCTTGCAAAGATGAACGCTCTAATGTGCCCTTATCCTTCGGGATGTAGTAGTTACAGTCTTTTAATACTTGTTGGCTGGTTATGAATTGCCCATACCTCGTAGCCTTTTCAACTTTCCCTCGTATATTCCCGATATTGACTTGCACATTAATCATCTGATCACACCCCGTTTAGCCCGCATTCATAATGATGTACTTTATCTCCGGCCAACAGCTCATCTGCGCTTTGGATGACGTATTCCTTTCCCTTAAAAATGACCTTGTCTTTTTCTTTTGGGACAATCTTCAAATCCTGCTCTGCACCGTCTGTGATTTGTTTCGATGTGCTTACGTCGATAAACAACATAGATGCAAAGTCGATTGTTTCAGCGTTAAATCCAAAGGTAAGCTGTGTTTTCAACTGTGATTTTGGTACAACGCGAACATGCGTAATCGTCACGGGATCCGCGTAAGATTCACCGTATCGGCTACTACCCGAGTAGGACTGCAGCTGGACGGTGTGTGGCATCATGATTGGCGGAATTGGTCTTACAAAGATAGTAATCACCTCCGAAACGGAAGACAAACGGAATCACGTTTAATATACGTTCACGCCGCTATACATCAGCCCAGTTTGCGTTAGATACATAATGGCAGTTTCAGATAGCATTATATTTTTATTGCTATCCATCTGCGGATTAGTGTAACTAAACCCGCCAATGGATGCGCTTTGTACCGTCTGCATGCCCGCTTCCGTATGGCTGCCCAGTTCGTAAAAATATTCTATTTGCGCTGATATGGCCATTTTTACAAGCCACTGAATGCGGTTGGATAGCTTGGAAAAATCCAGCTGGCTCATCCTGAAAAAAGTAGCCTGATCAATCACGCGTTCGGCTGCGTTTGCGATTTCTGTAAACTTATCAGGCGGAATGGTCGTTCCGCCATATTCATTCGAGTAAAAATCCTGGTCAATGTATTTCATCGTCACTCACTCTTTTTTTGTTTGGCGCCTTTTGGAGCGGACAACTCCTGTTCTAATTCCGCCACACGGTCAAGCAAGCGATTATATTCTTGCAATGTAACCATTCGGCCGCCAGTCGCACGTTTTACGATATTGCCAGTCTCGTCAATTTGGTCATACCCTTGATTTAAAAACTTGGCTACTTGCCCTTCTGGTACATGCAAGACACGGTTTTCTTTCCTGACTTTTACTGTGCTCATTCTGTTACCTCCCTTATATCAAAACGGGAGCTCTTACGCCCCCGTCGAGCCCCCGCCATTAGCCGCTGGAGCAGCTGGAGTAATAGCAAATTTAATGCCTGGCGCTTTCTTCTCGATTGCAAATACATCCCAGTAGGCACGTTCGTAGTACAGGTATTTTCCGCCTGTTTTTGCGGACGGTTCATCCAAGCTGACAAATTCATATTTCATCGGTGCAATTAGCGATAACGGATGCACCAGAATCATGTTGATTTGTGCCGCTGAAGCATCAGCCACCGCACCATCCGTAAAGTCATAGATAGTTTTCATCCGATTAGAAGGAACAACTTTAATTGTCACCTCATCCAGGCTACGGACATTTCGATTAATAGAACCTGAATTCTGCGTAACCAAAATAGAACGCTGGACACTGTCAGCATTCTTCAATACTTTATTCACTGCAGGCGTCACATAAAGAATGCGTCCAGTTTGTGGTACTTCAGCTTCATCCATTTGCATCATCAATTCATCATAGACCTGCAAAACAATAGCTTCCGTGATATTATCTGTTAATGCCGAACCACCATATTTGGTAAATTCCGTATATAGCTTTGACGCCATATATTTGTCCATTTCAGGAATTTTTTGTTCGTCGTTAAAAACACGAGTAATGTTTGCAATAGTCAAAGCCATATTTGACTCGTCCACATCCACCGGGTCAACCAAAGTTGAAAATTCCCGGTCATGTTCAAGTGTTTTCGGTTCAAAATCATTTTCGGCACGGCGAGTGAAACCGCCCACTACATCACGATCGACATCAATGTATCCGCCGGTTGTGATTCTCGGAATTTGAATCGTCTTCGCGTTTGTCCATTTGATATTTTGATTGTTTGGCGTATTGTAGAGATCATTAAAAAGAAGACCCTCTGCAAAACGTTGTTGTAAAGCTTGCAAATACAGCTCAGCATAGTTTACTGGCATCATTTTCATCTCCTATTATTTAAGTTTGAATGCTTCAAGCCATTTTTCTACATCAGTGGTCGGCTGCGTTTTGTGCTCCCCAGTCGTGGTTTTAAAGCTCGGTTTTTGTTCAGGCTCTGGATCCTCCTTTCCCTGTCCAAATTGCGGATATTTTTCAAGCACTTTTGCTATGGCGGCATCCATGTCCACCTCATCATTGACCATTGTTTTGGCAAGCACGACCACATCCTCTACAGCATCTGCCTTCACTCCTGCTTTCATGGCGCTGATTTGAGCCTTTAGCGACTCATTTTCGGCCTGAACAGAAGAAAAATCCGCTTCGATTTTCTGCAACTTTTCAGATTGCAGTTCGAATTCGGATTTTTTAGCGTCTTGCTCCTCTTTGTATTTGGTCAGCACTTCTTGCAGCTCATCCACCTTTTCAAAACCGAGCTTTTTCAGCAGTTCAGCCTGGGCTTTGGTCTTGATTTCCTTTGTATCTACCTTTGGCGGCTCAGGATTTGTTTGTTCTTGTTTCTCCGGCTGTGTCTGTTGTGGTTGAGCCGGCGGCGTTTGGTTTGCAGGCGGTACCGTCTCTGTTTTTTGATCACCTCCTTGCCCAGTGTCAACTGGAACACCTCCGCCCTCTACTCCAGCCCCGGTGTCTGCTGCAAAAAATTGCAAGTTTAAACGTAGAATGTTAAACATTTGCATCGCTCCTCGTATTGGAATTAAAAAAGACGCCTATTGGCGACTTAATTTCACACATAACAGCGTTGATCCGAGATGTTGGATCATCTCCACCTATTCGGCAGGCTCATATGTTTTCTCAAAAATGTCCGGCTTGCATGGGTAAAACTCACCTTGCACACCCTTGATGATGTAATCACCTTTATTTGCTTTCAATTCGCCTTCAAGTGTTTCAATGGTTAAGATTTGCTCCGTATCCATGTACTCCATTGTCAACTCTTTACCGACAAACTTACATATATCTTGATAATTTTGTTTACCTAAATACTGTACCGCTTCAATCACGACTGGTTTCTTTCGATATTTTGGCATTTGCGCTCACCTCACATTGTAGCCGGTATATTCCCGACAAATCATTTAATATTTCATTTTTTAGTGATTTGCTCTCGATCATACCTCCGCGTCCTGCCGGTATCATTGATAAATGCCCTCATGTTCGCTTGCTTTTCCCTCACTTTCTTTCGGGCGGCGGCAACATCTTCTTTTGTACCGAGCCGCCGGATCACTTCAAGATTATTCTTGGCCTTGCGGATATCCCGTTCCATCTTCCGCTGTTGCTGACTTTGCTCGTAAGCTTTTTCATTTTCCTCTTTGGGGTACGGATCATATCGCTTTACGCTCACCCCCGGGATGTATGGGTAAGGGTGATGATGGCAGTTAATCCCAAATATACCCGCCGGCTGCCCGTATGTTGTACTCTCCAATGATGGATACTTCTTGCTTTTCCCGTTACGGTCGAATATACGGCCCTGATAGGGAGCGCATCCCGGGCGAGCACCAATATGGCTACTAATTTCGATTAAGTCCACGCCATAGCTGTCCATACGATCGAATTGCGTTTGATTTGCCACATTGTTAGCGACTGACTTAACCACCATCGGAATATACCCTTCAATTGACCATTGTCGTCCTTTTTTGTCCACAAGTGCCGGAATGCCTTTTTCTGCCCATTTGGCTGCCGTATCTGCTACCGCCTGCTGATGGGTTTTCATGCCAGTCATGACGCTTACTGTCGACTGGGAGATAATGTCCCGGTAAACTTGTTGGCTGTTCTGCAAAATGGTCGAATTTGTTAAGTTGAGCGTTGATGTTGCCTGCTTTTGAAATGTGAGAAGTGTATTAAAAATGCGCGTGTCTTGCTCGAGTGGCGGGGCTTTATCAATTTTTCCGTCATCAGCCAAACCACTCAACCAATTATCCATAGGTTGCACGCTCTGCTTCATGCTCTCTTTAATCAGCTTTTCCAACTCCTTTTCTGTCTTGCCGGTCATCAGTGAGATGAGTTGAATTACGTCTTTATTTAGGTCTCCGAGCTGCCGGAGCTTCTCAAACTGCCAATGCAATACATTGTCCTTTGTTATGTCCTGCTTTGTCTCCAGACGTTTTACAATGGCTTTGATGATGTCTGTTTCCAGCTGCCCATAAATATTAATAAGGGGCTTTGCAAGCTGTTCCAGTTGGTTGGGAGTTAACATAGATTATCGCCCTACCTCATCTGTTTCCGCCGTGTTCAGGAAGCTTTCCATCATTTGTGGGACCTGTTGACCGTTTTCCTGTTGGATTTGTACCAGCCACTCACGAGCTTCTTCTTCCGGCAAGTCGAATATTCTCATGATTGCTTTAAGCTTTGGCATAAGCCCCATAGATACGAGACCACTATAATAATTAGCGTTTGCCTGCCTGTCCTCTGCAATGGAGTCATCAAAGTCAATTGTCACATCAATATCCGGTATTGCCGGAAGCTCTTGATAAATGACAAGCAATTGCAAAATGGCTTCAATTAATTCTTTTATCCCGGCTTCAATCAGAGTTTCATGGCTATTTTTCGTCCGGAATGTTTTGCTGTTTTCCGAGATGACTTGTGTTGCTGTTTGGACGCTTGCCCCACCCGTAAAAGCAAAGGTGCCGGAGCTGAAACCAGTCTGCGCAGCCAGAATGTTAAGCAGCGCATTGATTGCGGATATGTGTTCTTCTATCCGCAGTTCTGCGGCCATCTCTTGAATCATTTTTTGAGTATCGTTTTCCGCATAGCTGATATATGCTTCATCGTTTATGTCAAAGTATCTCTGCATCTGGCCTGTTTCCGGGTCAACTACTGTCCGGATCGCCGTATGTGGTACCATAATTCGGCGTTTTCCCAACACAAATTCGCGTTGAAAGCTGTCAAATGCGATATCAAGAGATTTTAGCGTGTCGATTGCATTCGCATAAATGGAAATGCCTAACGGTGAATCCGGTTCAAAATTGTTTGCAAGATTTGGCTTAACATACACAAACAATGGATGCGTAAGGCCTTGAATTGTTACGGTTTCTTCTAGGTCAGGATAAAGATCGGACAACGGCACCTTTGATCCTAGTGAACCCTTTGTTTTACTTTCATACAGCTCATTCGTGATCACATAGTCAGTACCGTCCCAATTGTGCCATTCAAGCAGCGTATAAAATTTGTCACCTTTCCGCGTCTCGTTAATGAACACGCCGGCTTGAATCTCATCATTTGTGCTTTGGGTCGGCAGGAAACAGTCAGCCCTAACAAAAGCGATCTTGATACCATCGTCATAATAAGGTTTCATGACAAATCCGCCCATGGCAAACCCATATTCGAGGTAATTTTGGAATCGTTTTTCAAACCGGTTTTCTTTAAAAATATCATCGATCAGTTCTTGAATTTCCTGATCAGACGAGATATTAATTACACATTTCTCATTAAAAACCAGTGAAGCCATTTCTTCAGCTATTACTTTTGGCATCTTCATAGATGCCCGGCGGCGTTTATGCTCATTTCCAGCAGCATCCGTCCATTTGGTGTCGTGAAATGGGATTCGTACATCACCTTCCTGGTAAAAAGGCAAATAGCCGTGGTATAAAGACTTCCATACTTCAATTCGGCTGTATTGTGCCTCACTCTCCTGTACGGCGGCCAGCTGTGAAACATTATTAATTTGTTTGATCAATCCCATTTTAGCGAGCACCCCCTTTATCTTGGCTAGGATGGTTCGAAACATGGCATCACCGCCTTAATATTTCAAGTTCAGTTTCCTTAAATTGTCATTTACATAGTATTGAAAGGCATCACAAGTATGGTCGTCCTCTTTGACGACTTTTGGGTCATCGCTTTGCAACGTGTCAGCGTCCCATTGGTACTTCTTGTGCTCTTCATAAAAAATCTGATTGTTATTGTTTCGGAGCATAAAAAAACGACCTTGCGCAAGCAGGTCTTGAACGTTCTCGATCATGTTCACCTTTTTCTTTTTTGCGATTGGATGTAGCTGGATACCATAATCTTTCATGTATTGGTTTCGCAACGCTCCTTCTGCACTGTCTATCGTCCTCATATCGATGTTTCTTTTAAACCTCGATAGTTCCCTTTCAAACTCTTTCAAGTCGTCCGAGAACTCACTTGGTGCCTTCTTAACCACTCGATTTTGAGGGGAATAGTAAAAAGTATCGAGCAGAATAACATTAAGCCGTTTTGTAAGCCCAAACGCACAAAATGTTGTCGCCGATGTTTGGTATCCGGAGTCAATCGCGATATCGATCAGCAGCAGATCATCATCACTTGGCAATTCATCAATCCAATGGAAATGGTTCATATTGTAAACCATATCGCCAAGTCCGATAATTTCACCCGCATACATCCAGCGCCAGTAATCAAGATCATTTTCCTTGTATTGTTCAATTTTCCGGATCATCTGTTGCGACAAGAAGCCTTTTTCATCATCCATGTACGTTGAATGGTGAACAAAATAATCCGGATCGCTAGCTTTACTATCTACCCATTCATTCACCCACTCATACGGGTTTCGAGGTGGGTTGTAAGAATAATAAATTTTTACTTCCTTTTCGCCCAGGTCCTGCCGGATGAATGTATCGGAAACAATATCGATATCCTCGACGCCTGCGAACTCGGCCAGTTCCTCGAACCAAAGTGCCATGACATATCCCTTTGCAATCTTGGCGGATTTGATTTTCATCGGATCATCAACGCCGTAAAAATAAAAAGCCGTGTTCGTCCGTTTGTGCCGAATGATCAATGGTGATTTTCCAAAGTAGAATTCATTTTCGACTTTGAGCATGTATATGGCCCATTTGATTTGTTCATAAACGGATGTGGAAAGATATTTTCCTACTTTCCGCAGCACCACAACATTCCCCTGATCATCATTTAAAAAATCAACAAGCAATTTCAAAGAGATGACCGAGGATTTCATGGATGAACGGCCGCCTTTTAGCACACTGTTTGGCTTCTCATTTAGCCAGAAATCATAAAACACTGGATTAATCAGGTCGGTTATCTTGATTGCGTTCATTCAAAATCCGCCTCATTTCATCCTCGTTGTTGATGATGATCGTCCGGTCGTCAGGATTGCTTTCGTTCGTGATTTCTTTGATTTCGGCTTTTGTTTTATCGATGTTTAGCTGCATCTGTTCGATCTTCAGACGTCGTTCGTCATCCTCATGGGCTAGTTCATTAAACTGCTTGATCAGGCTTCGCAATTCCGACATGGCCCGAGATTGGGCGTTAAGAAAAGTCGCCTGGCGATCCCAAGCGAATTGAAATTCCCACTCTTCTTCGTTCGTCTCGTAATTCTCCCCGATATCTGACTTGGTTTTCTTAATCTCCTTGATCATTTCATCTTTTGATTCAACGAACATTATTTTCTGCGCTCGTATAATAGCAGCATACTGAATCATTATCTGATCCCAGAGCATGTCGACGGGAGAACGCTCTTGAATCTCTTCCAGAATGTCCAGTGATTCCTGTGGCAGATATTTGGAGAAGAAACCGTGAGTGACAGCGTTTTGGTTTCCTTTTGGAGCCGCACCGCCTTTATTTCCTTTTGCATTTATATTCCCGACAGGTGCGCCCCTTTTATTTTTTGTGTGCACACTTTTTTCTTTGTGTGCACCCTTTTCACGCGTCCAACCATAACGCTTTTTCCATGACTTGACCGTATTTAAAGACACGCCATATTTTTCAGCAATGTCCTTGTATTTCATGCCTTTGACATAATCTTTTTCAGCTTGAATGTATTTGTCCGTCACCTGCTACATCACCTGCCACCTCCGACTATTTGTGTTTGTTTTGGAGCAAAATAAAAAGCACCCCGAAGGATGCTTAAATGTTTTCTCTGATTTCTTCTGTGTCTAATAATACCGTCGTATTATCATTTTTGTTTAAAGGTTTCAAGATGCCGTTTACTTTAGTGATATTGGAAATTATTTTATCAGATTGTGTTAATGTTATTTGGAAATTCACGCCAATCTCTGCATCTTGATGTGGATAGTTTTCTAATTCCTTGATTAGTTCATAAACCTTCATTTCATTCGCCTCCCTTCGTCAATAACTTCGACAAAAGAAGGCAAATTCCTGCAATAAAATAAGCCTCGAAACCGACAAGGTTTTAACCCAGGTCCACATTTCTGCTACCCCGTCTCGAATTAAGAAGCTCGTCCGGGATAACCTCGAACCCTTAATTATTCACCGCAAGGTGAATTATGGTTTTCGTGAAATTTCTCACGCCCCGGATTTTTCCTCTCCGGTCCTGCCTTCCATTTTACTACTACCACCACCACCATTGCTAACTTACGACGTTTTCGGCAAATTCGGCATTTCGGACATTTGCTCCACGATTGAGTCTTTTAACCGTCTAATATGCCTTTCTGATAATCCCATATGTCTTGCTATCCAAGAGTATGATTTTCCATCCAATAACCAATGCAGCACCTCAAATTCACGTTCATCTTGAATAACGTGGATGCGATCTTGAATCATTTTTACTTTCCGTTCATACTGCTCAATCTTTCTCCAACGTTTTTCACGTCTCAATAGTTCTCTATAAACAGGATCGCTTGTCGTCCCTTTCGGTTTTGGAAGAGCCGATTCATCCCCATATTGTGCGGTCAATCTTTCTTCTCCTGCTTCTTGCAGGGATTTTCTCATAATTTTGATAGAATTTATCATCCACGAATAATTTTTTAAAATGTTCTCTATATCTTTTTTTGTAGTCATCTTTTTATCCCCCTTTTTTAATGCGTTTTGAAAATTTTTAAATCCCAAGGAGGAACTCCTCTTAGTTCGATGTATTTTTGGTAAAATACCTTATACGCATCTTGTTTGTTCTTAAATACACCTAAATTAATTTTTTTTTGATTAAAAACAATTTGTGACGACCAACCATATTTCCCAGCTCTATATACCCCTCTTGGCTTTTTGTTTAATACAGTTGTTTTATGGTTGGCATTTTCTTTAACAGTTACCCACTCTAAATTTTCTAAACGATTGTCATCGACAATTCCGTTAATATGATTAACCTGCATATCCTTATCGGGAGTTCCTAAAAAAGCTTCAGCTACTAACCTGTGTACAAGCATTTTCTTCAACCTACCATTTTTGTAAAGGTTCACCCTTTTATATCCACCTTTAACCGTTTCTTGAACTTTTATTTTCGTAAATGTTCCTTTTCGCTCCAATGACCTTACTCTACCCAAATTACTGACTTGATATAATCCTTCGTAACCAACAACATCCTTCCACACTTCTTTTTTACTCAATTAAACATCCTCCTTATCGTTGTCTTAAAGCTCCGCCTTTTCCTCGCCTGAATACGGGCTCGTAGTATCCCATAAGGTCTTTTATCTCGCGTTCACTTAAATGCTCTGATTTGCGCTTTCTCGGCCTTCCTCGTGCTTTATTTTTTCTCGGTTTGTTGTTCTTCTTCCATTTCTTCAGTTCATCCTGCACTGTTCTCATTTTTCTTCCTCCAGCAAATAAAAAAGACGCCAAATCAGCACATATCGTGCAAATTCAGCGTCCTGGGTTCTTCCCTCAGACAAATTATTTAAATATGCATCTTAATATCCGCCCATCGGCAAACTGCAAATATCCTGCCTTTATACCATGCCCGCAGCAAGCATTTATTACGCCCGGAAGGTTTTCAATACATGGATCATGGCCATCCGGTGTTTGGTATTGCCCGCACTTTGGACATGGGCGGGGCAATGTGATTTCCTCTTTAGTATCAGCATACTTCCAGCCATTATCATAAATTATTTTGTGCCCATTATGATATCCGCTTATCAATTTTCAGATTTCCCTTTCGTAAAAAAGCTTTTAAGTATATTCATCCACCTGTGGCAGCATCCATGTCAGCTTATCATAATAGTTTGGATAAAATTCCCGTAGCCAAACGATTCTGCCGCGTTCTGCTCCATCTGTAGTAGCCCATCCGGTATTCCTGATCCAGTCACGGGTTTGGTATTTTTGATAATCATAAAGTTTAGGATAGGGTAAATTCCGCGAAACAATATAAGCCCATATGTCGCTCGCATCCCAATAGGCTAAAGGCGCGCATCTATAAAATCCTTGCTTATTCTCAAATGTCACGCCGAATGATGTGACCATCCATTTCCTTTGTGCTGATTCCTGCTTGCGGATGCCCCAAAAGATTCCGTTATATCCGTTTTCTTTTGCCCATTTATCAGAGACATCCTTCTTTAAAACTTTGAGTGCCTTATTTTGCATGTTCGTTGTTCGATTGATACCCGGAATTCCGAACTTTTCCCAAACCTCTTGTATTGGGCGGCGGTCAGCAAAATATGCTCTACTAATATTTATTTTATATCGCTCCTGTGATAATTCAATAGTCTCATATATTTCTGGGAGTTTATAGTCGCTATCCATGAAGTATACGGGGATCTCATCCATCACCTGGCTTAATAAATCCAGCATCACGAGACTATCCTTCCCAAAGCTAACGGATGCAGACCACTTAATGCCTTCTATTGCCAGTGCTTCGCGAATAATTTCTAAACTTCTTGATACTTTTCTTTTAAATCCCGGCAGCGTCGCACGCAGCATGTACGTTTCTTTCTCTGCTTCTGTCATCATTTGTTTTCACGTCCCCTTTTGCCAATATTTTTGTAACCCCCATTCCCATTTGCCGCTTAAGTCCAACACCCGCAAATTCAGCAAACCGAAAAAGAATATTTGCTTTTTGAACGTATGCCTCGTCTCCGTAAAATTTAAATCCAACTTTTCCATAAAAAACAGTGTATGGCCGGTAGTCGGCTATTTTTTGCGTTGCCGAATGTATGTTCAAAAATTTAATTACCGTATACTCTCTCGTATTTTCGCCGTGAAATGGGATTTTGATATCGATTTTATCCGGAAAAAGCTGATTCCACCTGTCTTTCAAACTCTGTAAAATATGATTTGGATCTGGGATCGGCGTATCATATCCTTTACGGGAAAATGTCGTATTGTGAAACTGTACGAAAATTGTAGTATTGTTATATTTCTTATTTAACAAATCTTTGTATGAAACATCACGCAAAATTTCGATACCATTCAGATTTCTAAAAAATGGTTCAATTTCTAATCCAAGCACGTTAACCATGTTTGGAAGCTCAACGCTGAACGGATTGTATTCACGATTATCATGGATCATTTTCGCAAGCACCGGCGACTGTTTATGTATGATCGCCAGCACAGCATCATACATAGCTTTCCCATCATCAAATTCTATAGGCATTCTGACTTTAAGCAAGATGATCTCTCCTTACATTCGGGATTATGCATGGTTTACGATCGACGTGTAAATGATATGGCGGTTTTAAACGCATTTTCTTAATCTGATAGGATTGCCCATCATCCGGAAATTCGCCTGTAAATGGGCGTACCCGCATGATTCCATAGGGCCCAATATCTGTATAGTCATTTTCTACTTCTTCAATCTCCCATTCTCGCACATATCCATATCCCTGCGATGCTTTCTTGCCAATATTCGTAACATATCTAAGCAACCGCTTGATTTCATCAGGATCTCCGACTGCGTAAAATTCAATATCGCTTATGATACGTATCAGCTGTGGCATCCGATAGGCTTTAAACTCCCCGGATGTTCCGTTTATCTTGCCTCGTTTTCCTCCAAAATCAACATAATAAGCCGCATCAAAGTCATTTATTTTTTTATGCCAATGCTCCACTATTTCAGCATGTTGTACATAAAAGCCAACAGACGTCTTCCACCGGCCGTTTTCATCTTTTGCCAGTGGCAATTCAGGTTCAATCAGGTTATCTGGCCGCAAATTGTTATTCTGCAGGTCATCCGGGTAGTTTTCGAGCATCCACGCATAAGCAAGGATACTGTCCAAATTAAAAATGCCATCATTGGAGTTCACGCGCCCGTCCAAAAGACGGGCCGTGATCTTCAGGTTTTTCATTTCACCTCACCTGCCAAAAGCTTGGTGAATTCCTCCTTGTTATCAATCAGATAACTGTCATACATTTCTTTAAGATGTTCATCATATGCTTTTTTCGCCTGCTCTGCGGTCGTTCCTAGCTTGATAAATTCCTGTCCAATCTGTGCAAATTGTTCGCGTCCGTCTTCCGTTACCAATTCCATATCGGCTGCAACCAATCCAAAACCCTTGCCGCTCATGCCCCCAAGGTAAGGCTGCTTCTGCCATTCGTGCAGGGCTGATACAAATGCCCCAAGCTCTAATTCATCGCAGATAATATCCCAACGGTGCCATAGTTTCGTGCCGGCCGCTAAATATTCGACGCCGTACCGCATTTGTGTAGCTGGGCCATCTTTTTCTTTCTTCTTTTTGGTGGTTTCTCCCTCGAGTAATTGCTGTTCTCCTTGTCCAATTAAAAACTGCTCCGCAAGATTCACATTCTTCTCGTCATCTTTCCGGGTAAACTCAATCACATTTGTAAAATGTCTCCAACTATAGTCGGACTTTTCAACATAACTTGGGATGATATTGTTCGTTTCCCTACAGACAGGATAAACAAATGTTTGCTTTAGCTTTCCATCCAAAATCTGATTTCCGACGCCTCCGCCAAATAGGGAGACAAATGGAAGGGCCTTGCGGATGATCTTAGCCTGGTCAATATCCAGTGCCTGGGCCCCACCAATTGAGCCGCCGCTGAAAAGCAAATGGAAGGCTTTTAACGGGACACGAATATCTAACCGGTTTAGTAAGTAACGCGCCCCACAGTCCCGCAGCATGCCTCTCAAAGCATTTCCCGTATAAACAAATACTTCCTCCGGCTTTCCATCGTTGACGACTGTAGTCGTGTTCAGAAAACTTTGAGTTGATTCACTTTCCCCGATATGGCTTAACGGTTGCAACAATGTATAAATGGTTTCTAAACGGTAATGATTCATCTTAGTTTTCCTCCTCAATTATGATTTCTTCCAGTTTGTGTTCAATCGGTTTTTCTCTTTCCAACCGATCACGGACCAGCATAATCACACGGGCCGTTTCCTTGTACAATTCATAAAGGATCTGTTGATCTTTTCCACTTTCCATGATTTCAGTTAAAAATTGTCGGTTTTTGCCGTCCGTATCGTTACCAGTCACGATAATATTGCCAAGTTCGTCTTGGATGGCCGACATTACCTTACTGCCACTTTCACACCATTTTGGGTTGATCGTTTCACATGCCATTTTGCGCTTAAATGTTTCTAAAAAAGATCCAATGCTAATTGCTCGCTTTGCGCTGACTTTGGTGAACCGTTCGATTTGCCCCCACATGTCGATTCCGCTGGGCCCTCTTTTCCTGTTACGGCTTCGGTAGACGGCGTAGACAAGTAAGGCTGCTGCTCCTGCAGATTGATCTTTAGTTCGGAAACCATAAAACACTTCAATTCCTCCTCGTTTTCTATTCTTTGTGCCACGAACATAACGACGTCTAAAAATGGCGTACCACGGTATGGTTTTACCTGTTCCTCGAAGGCTTCCCATGCCTCGATCCCAAAATCAAGGATCCGCTTTTGACTATATTCTCCTGTTGTGATTTCAGTTTTGGTAAAGCCATATAAAAAATGTTCAACTATTGTTAGTAGCTTTTTAAATTTTTTTAATACAATCAGCACCGGCATTTCCTCGTACATGACCGTAAATATGTCGCGTGAATAATTAACCTCCCCTTTAAAGGCAATGTGCTTTTTCTGCGAAACGGCCAGGTTGATCACAAACGGAGGATCAGGTGGCCGCAGCAAGAATTCTCGCATTTCCACCCGGTTCGGCAGCCACAGATGTTCTTCATTCGCCACATTGGAGAATGTTCTCAATCCGTACCGTTCCTTTGTGGTCAAAATTGAAAAGCAGCAGGCCGGGCAGACGTGGGTACCGGCCGGGTTTTTTGCCTGGTTCCAGTCCGTGAATACGTTCGAGAATACTTTTTTCAGCTTCATCCCGTGTGTCATTTGCTCTCCACAGAGGAAGCAGGTCCCGGTATGTTCCTCCATGTCCTTATGCTGCATCGGGTCTACAAACTTAATATTCCGTATGATCTCATTTCCTTTTCCGTCTTTCGTGTTCTGCCAGATCACACCGTTTTCATCCTTCGTCTTCTTCCAAGCAGAATAGATTAAATGTGTGGGCATTCCGGCACCAACCTTCCCCTTTTTTGGTTAATTTGAATGTACCGCTGCTGTACCTTTTCCAGTCTACATATCCGTGTGCTTTTAATTTTTTGAGATGATAGTTCGTGCAACCGGGCGATAGTCTCAATGCTTTTGAAATTTCCAAATTTGTAGGACTCCGTTTGTTGCGCGTCTGAAAATATTTAATAAAGCGCAGTATCCGTAAATGCCTTGGTGTCAACTCTGCATGCCAGTTTCTCGGAATGTTAAACTTGTCCAGTATTCGCTCCATCCTTGGCCGTCCGATATGCAATGATTTTGCCAAACTTAAAACGTCCATGCCGCTGTCGATATACATCAAAATCAAATCATCACGGGTAAAAAAACAATTTCCAACCCGTATCTCCGTTTCTTCATTCAATGTGTAGCAGCGTTCAGCCCGCATCTTGTCACCTCACTATTTCTTCCATATCAGCCTGCCAAGTGACAGGCCGAAAATGAATCCGCCAAGAAAAATCAGTAACATTTCACTATCTCCTTCTTTCAATACAGTACAATGACTTCTATTGGATTTTTTAATGTACCAATTCGGTCAATGTTAACTTCATCTAATTCAACTAATGAACCGTCATCGTATCTGCTAGGAATGAATACTTTCGCATCTCCTGCAAGTTCATTCGCTTTTAATAATTCAATCAATTCATCTTTTGTCATAATTGTCCACCCTTCGAATTTTGGTTCAACCAATAATGTGTTTGTCCAATTCCGCCTGCGCTTTAAATAATTTTTGTAGGTTCATCATTTATCCTCCTCTTTCTCATACCAAGTGAATTCTTCGCCAACTTCATTCCAAACCCAATCCTCAAATGCATCTATGATTTCTTTATCCGTCGAATTATCTTCAAACTCAAATTCTTCCTCGATTGGCGTGAATTGTGGTCCCCTGTTTCTTAGAAAAACTATTGTTTTCATAACTTGCTCCTATCCCTTGTATTGGTTTTTATGGATCAATGCATATTCCTGGCCACTCACCATAATTTTTGTCGGCAGGCCTCGCTTTACCTTTAGCACCGTTACAATCGGGCGAAATTTTTCGCCCTTTTTCCGTACCTTTGGTTTCATATCTTTCACCTCCATCCTATATGACATCCTGCCCGATTAGTCTCATCCGATCGATACGCTCTATATCAAAAACCTTTCCGTTCTGCCATATCAAGATATCCTGTCCAAAAGATTTTGGAGTCACTTTAGTCAGCTGCCCATCCTGGACGATATACACAGCCGTCTCCATCAAATCTATTTCAGTTGTCATGTTTTGTTTATTATCTTCCAATGGGTTCACCCCTCGTGGTAAAATTAGGTATCAGCTGTTTACCACGCCGGGGGAACCCGGCTTTTTTTTATACACCCATTCAAAGTGCAAGGCTTAGTTGTTCAAATTGCGGTTTTGGATCCGGTACTGGTTTCCGTGAACGTGCCCATTTCAAAATATGGTTTGGCGTCATCCATACGTCTGAAAATTTATAGGAAAGCGTATCGCCCTGCAGAATGACCGCATCCACGCCAAGAAGGCTCAGCTGCAGATAACACATGTGAACTGCTTTTGCATCGATATCTTGTGCCACAACCCGCATACAGGCCTGATAATTTAACTTGCGTTTTTCCAATGCATTGACCATGCCGATTATGGTTGCTCCTCCACCACAAGCAGGCTCATTTAATGTGAAGTAACCGTTCTTCTTAATTTGCTTCTGATATCCGCTAATTGTCAGTTCTGCAAACATATTTGCAAGCGACATCGGTGTAAAAAACTGACCATGCCAGGAACTTAATTTCTCTCATTTTTATGCCTCACTTCCAGTCGTATTTTCCGCCACGTTTAACCAACACGGCATGCCTCTTGCTAAAGGCGCTTTCCTTCCGGATTCGTTCTTTGTTCATCCCTTCCTCGTAGACCGTGACAACTATTAATTCTTCCCGGTCCTTAGATAATGCGCGATGCTCAACGACCCTTCTTGTCACTGGCCATCACATCCGTTGTACGCTCACCCCGTCTTACCCGCTCTAACTGTTCTGGGGTAAGGTACCAGGTTTCTACTTTCCCTGGCTTGTATCGTCTTTTCCCAGTGCGAAAACGGCGTTTATCCTCAGGATCATGAACGTAAGTTACTGTCATCCATACCACTCCTAAACGGTTTATTTTGCTCTATAAGACGCTTTGAGAGTTTTATATATAAATAGTCACGCTTAGTTTTAAGGCGCGAATATGAGCCAATACGAGGGCCAGAAAACTAAATCCCTAACTGTGCCATTTTCTTCGCTGCCTTCCGCTTTTTCTCCAGCTCTTCAAGTTCAATCCATCCGCCCCATTTCTTGCTGTATGTAACCAAGCTGAGTTTATGGGGATATTTATGTTCGAACAGCTTTTTCTTTATCTTGAACGCTTCAGTTTCCACGCCCTTTACATCCACAACTTCGATGGATCCATCCAAATGGTGGATCTCGAAATCTGCGATGTACTCAATCTTGCGGTATTTTTTTCCGTTTTTCTCGAAAGCTTCCTGAAGCAAGTACCGCGGCTGTAGACGAAAAAATAAGATTCGATTGTTTTCCTGAAGCCATTTCAATTGCTCGTAGTAACGGGCTTCGATCTTGCTGTCAAAAACATATCCGTCCAATTTAACTTTCTTGGAGCCATATTTAGTTTTCTTAGTTTGCTTGCGATATTCTGCTGCTGTCATTCGTTCCTGCATGTTTGCACCTCAATATCCATTTTCCTGCCGGCTATGGTTTACGGCATTCTTTGAAAAATAGGCGTCCTCGATCTGGCCCCAGCTAAAGCCGAGCATTTCACCGAGACCAATGATGCCTTTAACTAGCTCTTCATACCAAGATTTCAAATCGCTCTCTGGTTGATCTTCTCTGATTGATTTCATAAGGTTACTAACATCTTCAAAAACAGAATTGAATTGTTCGGTAATGCTATCGTTGATATAGCGACCAGTTATTTCTCGGTCAAATTTGATTTGGTTTCCAATGCTTAAAATGAAATGCAGGCAATCAACGTATTCTTCAAGGAGTGGGTTGTATGTTTCGAGAATTGCTTCTCCACTTTCTTTGTAATCCACTACTCTTAAATCTTCAGTCACCGGTTCTTGTCTACTACTCCAAAACTTAAAACATCTTGATTCTTGTGCGCATTCGCCAAGTTCAACTTGCAGTGCCAAGATTAAGTTCGGCAGCAAATCAACGCCCTGCAATCCCTTTTTCTCGATAATGTGCTTGTCCAATTCCGCCTGTGCTTTAAATAATTTTTGTAGGTTCACTTAAAGTACTCCTTCCCAAAAGCTTTTCTGAATTTCTTCATCGTCTTGGGGCCGATCCCAGGCGTTTTCTCTACCCGGGAGAGGCCGGCTTTCATAAATCCAATCGCCTTGCTGATCCCCATCTGCATGCCGATCTCGATTCCCTCACGCTTGCCACGCTCATAAGCCTGCTGGATGACTGGATTTTTTGCCATATTAATCCCCCATCTGTATTTTTTGAAGGGTTAAAGCGTACACCAGATTGTGATAAGATAAGTCGTGGATTGATTGATTATTGAATTGAGTTACACCGTTATTTTCGAGTTGGCGGAGTAGGTGGCTCCGCTTCAACTCGGTAATTGTGGCGTTTGTCATTTTAGTACACCCTTTCTATCTTGAGTTGATCCCGTGCTTCTTCCAAACGTCGCTGCAAAATCATTTCCTCTTTCTTTATTTGCTCTTCCGGTTTCGGCCCGCACGCCGGACATGGTTTGACCATGATTCCAAACCCCATATTCTCGTAGACAACGTGCCGACCATTGCATAGTTCACACATCAGCTTGCTCCTTTCTTGAGGCGCCAGTCCGTTCCCTCGGCTTCCAGCAGGTAATTCCCGCATTGACCGATCAACCGGCTTGCGGCCGCATATCCTATCTTTTCTGCGAGGGTTCCGCGGTCCTCATTCGAGTTAAATACAATTGGTTTTTGCTTCCGGTATCGCTCGTTAATAATCTGGTAGTAAAGAGATTCCTTCGCTTCCGACCATTTCACTTTGCCGATGTCATCCCAAATCAGAACATCTGCATTTGTGGCCGCATTAAGCAGGCGATTCAGCTGTTCTCCCTCGTCGTTCATCATCCGGGCCTGAATCAGCTCATCCATGAAAGTGACATCTGATACAACCAGAACATTGAATCCGTCTTTAATCAGGCGTTTTGCCAGTGCAATCTGTAAATGAGTCTTTCCAATCCCAAAATTGTTATGTTGCTGTTTCACGGCGGCCCGTTCTGCTGATGGCAATTCCTTTAGGCGTTGTTCGCCGAAAACCGCGATCAGTCCGAAATTATGGGAAGAAACCGTTTTTTTCTTTTCGCCATTTTCATTTGTCACCATCTTGTACTCTTGCAAATACCTTTTAGTAAGGTCATACATGTCTTCTTGAATTTGGCTCGTACGCTGATAGTTTTCAAAGTTGGCGTTTGTAAACTCATCAGGGATCATGGAGTTTCGGAACCGGCGCCGCCATGCTTTTCTTTCCCGACATTCGCAAGGCTTAGCAACTTCATATCCCTGCTCATTCCGATAAAAAACAAATTCCGTATCCTTACAAATCGGGCATTCGTAATCATCCGCCCCAAGCTCGTCTTGCTTCTTCGGCTTCTCGGATTGCCTGTTCTGCGCTTTTTCCAGCAGGTCGGCCATAACCTCCGCGATACTTTGGAATCTTTGTTCCATTGTCTTCACCTCTCTCTGCTTCCTGCTTCTCGATAAATCGGTCAAATATATATCCGGCGCAATAGTCAAGCGTCTTGATGTAGTCTTTTGGATGTTTAGGCTGGTAAGACGCAAATTTCTCTTCCATCCATTTGATTGCATCATCGACATTGACACCGTATTGGATGATCTCAGCTGCTGCTGCTTTATCCTTAGGGGTAGCCACAAATCCGTGATTCCTTAACTCTATAAATCGATTGAGAAGCTTATTTACAGCAGCTGCTTTATTACTTAGTCCATTATTATTTAGTTCATCAATACTTAGTTCATTATTATTTAGTAGTTTCGGGTTTTCCGTCGACGGATAATCCGTCAACGGTTTTTCCGTAAGCGGATTTTCCGTCAACGGTTTTCCCGGTAACGGTGGATCCGTTTGAGGGATTTCGAAAACAAGTGTTTCATAGTTAAAGGTCCCGTCTTCATTGCGGTGCTGAACCCGCTTCAAATAGCCCAGGTCTCGCAGTTCTTTAAGCGCAGTCCTTAGTGAATCGCGACCATCTTTGGCATGTTTTTGCAATTCGGTGTCATAAAACTTCCAATCGTCTGGTAAAGAAAGCATATAGGCATGCAGCCCTTTCGCTTTCCAGCTCAGCCTCTCATCCATAAGCGATGTCTTGTTCATTACGACGTAGTTGCTGTTCTTTTGGACTCTGTATATATTGGCCATGCTTTCACCGCCTCAATTTCCTGTGTTGTTCCCCCTCGAGGTGAGGGGGACTTATTTAGAATGGAAGGTCATTTTCATCCATTTCAGCAGCCGATTTCTTATCTTCTGGTTGTGCCTGTTCCTGTTGTGGGGCTTCTTCCTTCACAGCTTCCGGTTCAGGCTTATAATCAATGATTTCCGGCCCTTCCTCGTTTGCCTCGTCCGTAATGTCACGGGCTTCTTGTTCATCTTTAGAAATGGCTGTTTGCATCTCAATGCTCAAGATGCCCCATTTACCGAGCATGTTACGCAAGACTGTTTTCATAGCCATGGCGTCGTAGTCCGATTTCCAAACATTGTTCAAAGCTTTTTTATCTTTCATTTTGTTATGTTTAATCCGGTGGGCTTCGATCTCATCTTTAGTCCAGTAGACTGTTTTTTCAAAGCCGTTGATGAGTTTGAAATATCCGCAGTAGCCGATTACCTTATCGCTTGTGGCCCCTTCTAAGTCCAGTTCAATTTCTTCCGTCAATCGATTCCATTTCTTAAGCTCGCCTTCTCGGACTGCAATAACGTTTATCGCCTTATATTGGCCTGTCCGCAATGCCAGCTGAATGTAGCCTTTATAGCCAAGTTGGAATTGCGCCGCCTTGTGGCCTTTCTTGCTGTCGTAGAATGGTACGATCCATGCATAACCCAGATTCTTATCAACCGGTAAATCAAGGCTTGCCGCGACCATGGCACTTGAAATAATACTCATTGGTTCGGCGGCCTGAATGTTTGGGTCACCGCTGTAAAGGTTGAGCAATGAAGACATGAACTGTGGTGCCTTTTTGTCCAAAACCTGCTCGAATTTCTTTTGCATCGTCGGGGTGTTGAGCAAAGCTTTTAACCCCAACGATTGAGCAGATACCTTCGTTCCTTCCTGTTTGTTTGCAATCTGATTTTTTAGTGCTGCGTTTGTTGCCATTATTTAACCTCCTTAACCAAAATCCTGCGAAATGATGTTTCCTTCAAAACTTGCTGGTAAATATCCGGGAATTTCTCTCGCAAGGCTTTTGAATCAACCCGGTTCTGAACCTGTTTTTTCCAAGTAACAAGGTAATCACCAACGCGGCCGATCTCAGCATCCTTCAGTTCTGCTTTGATTTTGTTTTCAATTTCTTTTTTGGCTGTCGTAATCAACTTCTCGTTTTCCTTGATCTCCTTGTATTCTTCCAGATAGGCATTAAAATCTTTTGGAAGAACAATTTCTTTATCTGGATCCGATTTGGCATATTTCTCATTAAGATATTTCTCAGCCGCGCTGCTTCCGTCCAGCTCCGGAGCAACACCGGCCAGCACATTGTTTTCCCAAAAGTTCTTTTCGGCTTCAAAAATCATGTTGATCAACTCTTCGTCACGCTCGATTTCCTTCCACACGAACCGGTTTCCGCCGATCAGCACGGCAATGTATCCTTTTTCCCGGCCTGTAACGCCCAAATAGTGCTGGACTTGGACAAGGTATGAGGCCGGAACCTCATCACCTGCCCACTCTTTCGCAAGATACGCGCTGGCTGTCTTACATTCAAGTACGGCCGATTCTCCAACTACCAACCTATCGACATTGGCACGGATAAAAGGATAATCTGGATGGCTGTACATAAAGTTTGACCGGCGTACCTTTTTATCCGTTCGCTTTTCAAACTCTTTTGCCACGACATTTTCCATTTGGTTTCCCCAATAGATCGCTTCACTGTCGCCTTCTTGGGGATCGACCTGGCCAGTCTTTTCAAGCCAGAGTTCGAAAGGCGTCTTGTATTTATTCAGGCCCAGGATAATGCCGGCATCACTACCGCCAATCCCCTTGGTGCGAGCCTGAAGCCATTCATGACGGCTCATTTCTTTTGTGGAAATAGCGTTTTGATTCATCGCCATGCTTCTTCACCTCTTGATAAAATTTTCAAAGACCGATAGAATTAAGGTGTAGTCTTATTTAAAGCAACTTACTCCCACGGCAATGGGAGTTTTTTATTATGCCGTGTAAAACTTTGCGCCGTAGAGCTCAACCAAAAATTTTTGAAGATTGTCTTGTAAAACAAGTTCACCGTCAATTTCAACCACATCGTCGCCATAAAAGATTTCATCACCGAAGTAGTCGCAACCGAAAAGCTCCGGCTCATTATTTTGCAGATATCCAAATCGACGCACTCTGGTAATATCCGGGTGTTCAATTGTGTTAATCATTCGTAATCATTCCTTCCTGGCTTAAGTCAAGCATGTAATGCTGTGAATACGAATCTTCCGTTTCACCGTCGAAAACAATTCCGTACTTGAAGATAGAAGCATCATCATTGAAAATCGTTTTGCTCTCCCCGTTCATGAAAACTGAGATATGGCAAATCTCACCATTTTTATACCAATTAATCGAATGGATTTTGAATCGTTTCCCATTCACATTAAGCACTGGCTGTTTCACTCTTTTCACTCCTTCCAGCTTGAATTGCCAAACACAACAATATGTGCTTTTCAAAACGATTCAGTTTAAGCCAATCACCTGTTTTAATTTTCATTGATTCGCCCCTTTCCGCAGCCTGTCTCATCAGCGCCGGGAGGCTATCTCCGGCGGACTAGGCGATCATTGCGCCTAGTTTCGACTTAATTTCTTGCCTGTAATCTATTAGCCTGCTATGGTTGTAATCTTTGATAATGAGAAGCACGTCTGTGGTCTCAATGAACCATCCGCACTTGCAACCTAGCAGCTTTTTCCAATGATGATCAACGCTTGAATAGTTAGTCAGTTTTTTCTTCATTTAACACACCTCACTGTGATACAATGAAAGAGTAAATTACATGCGTGAACGTTATAGGCAGTTTGAAGCGCCAACTTCTTACTGCTTTTCTTTTTTCCTGATTTCAACCAATCCGTTGACAATTGCTTTAATGTAAATGTCATGAAAAGCTTCATCGTCAACGTTGATATATTCGGATAGTGACTTCAGAATAATTTCAGCCTTTTCGTAAATATTCATTTCAACCATTCCTCTAAAACCCATCTCCCAATGATTATGGCCGGCAGGAACAACCCCATGAAAAATAGCTCACCCATTTTGTTGGCCACCCAAAAATATAATTTTGTGAATATCAATGCCTTTTTCGATCAACTCAAAGATCATGGCATTGATTCGGTCCTGTTGAACTTTCCGCTCCTTCAGTCGCTTAAGTTCTGCAAGTGACCGGTTGAAATCAATCATTCGCATTTCTGCCATGTCGATCTGCCCAATTTCCAGTTCAGTTTCAGCGAGATGCAGGCAGGTTTTACAGCATTTGTAATGTTCGATTGCCTTCGGCAAATCAGCCGGTAGAAAATCTTCTTTGGTAATCATCAAACTCTCCTCTCACTTCTCAGTTTTTTTAGGACTTTCTTCGATTCTTCTAAAACCGAAAGTCCGTAGTCTCTTTCCAACACCATGAGCAGGTTGTCAATCGCCACCCGCGCTTCAATGAGCTCGTGCATCATGCGACGGACATTCTCCCGCTCGTCCTTTGAACACACATTTGGCGGCTTTACCAAGGAAACTTCATTGATGATCCTGATAACATCTTTTACCTCTGCTTCCGTGATTTCTTCAAGTACCATTCGGTGCCGTTCGACGTATGGACCGCCCATAACCGGGCTAGCGAGGCCGTCCGAAAACTCGTGCAGGATGGATGCCTCAAACTCATAGTTTTGGTAGATCTGCATGGCCCGGTGGGCAACATCCTTGTTCATGGTCCTCTCCCCTTTTCGCTGTTTGTTAACCGATTCGTATGATTGATAAGTGTCCTTCGCGATCTGTTTCTGTGTTAGCCCATCTTGTTGCAGAATCGCCAAGGCTTCTTGCACCTTTGCGGATTCTCTCATCAGTTTTCCTCCTGTACAAAGTTCTTGTTTATTCTGGACATCAAAAAAAGTAAGATAAAACTAGAACGATGCAACACTGTTTTCCTGGGCAGCAATCCAGTTGTCGATTGATTCACGTGAAAAGAAGATGCGTTTCCTAACTCGGAAAAATGGGATCTGCTTTTCACGGACCATGGTATAAATCGTGTCTGGATGAACCCCTAAATAGGTTGCAACTTCCTGGACTGTTAGGGTGTTGTGACGCATTTTAGACCACCGCCTCAAATTCTTTGATCAGGAGTTCGGCGATTTTGATTTGACCTTTGCCAGTAATTAAAGGTGTAAGCTTCTCAACATCACCTTCTGTTCGGCTGACAATAGTTGGTTTTACAACAAACAATCCTTGTTCCAGATAAATTTGTTTAGGATTGTTATGTTCACGTCCTCCAGAAATGAGATATCCATGGGAGCGCAACCACTCAAACAGCTTGTTTCGGCCAATATTGATACCGTGCTTGTCATAAAGCATTTTGGCAAAAGCCCCAATGCTGACTGCACCGGTTGAGTTTGACACGACTTTTCCAAAGCTGGTGTATGGGAGATCAGCTCTTTGTTGTTCAATGACCCGGTTGCGTTCTTGCTCGGCCTTAACCCGTTTTGCCTTTTCTTCTTTGAGATTAGTGAGCAGACCAATTAAGAAATCCGGGTCACTGATTGTTTTTTCGAGCGTTTCTGGTGTCATATATGCGCCATGTTTTCGGATGGACGGGATAACCTCGTGGGTAATCCAGCGTTTGAATTCTTTTGCTTCTGGTTTGCGGCTTTTAAGAATGACTGAATACAAACCAGGCTCATTAATAATTGTCATGTGTTGCTCGCCGCCAGGGGTGTGCACAATGTGTACCCCCTTTTCATCTTCATCCAGAATGCGTGTCATTGTTGGTGTATGCTCAAAACCCAAAATAACTGATACATCTTTTGCGACAAACCAAGGTTCATCTCCTTTTAAAATGGTGCGAACTTCATTCTGTTTAAAGTTGAAAACTTGTAATGAGTTCAATTAACAAACCTCCTTTGCTTTTGTTGCTGATTTAGCAACGTTTTTTATAAAAAAATCTGATACACTGCATTGCAGTAGCTTGGCTAAAATGGGCAGTTGATTTGCCCTTAACTGATATTCTCCCCTTTCGTATTTTAAATAGGTTGAGGCATTCCTGAATCCTAATCCATCCGCCATATACTGAAGTGAAAGATTGAGTTCTTTCCTTCTTTTAACAATGAACGCAAGGTTAAACTGTTGCATGATGTCCTCCTTTCTTGTTGCTATATTAACAACTTGTCTCTATTATAAGTTGTTATTTTGGCAAAGTCAACATTTTTTTGTTGTTATTTCAGCAAAAAATATGTTTCTAAAACAGAAACATGATAAAATATTATTGCTAAAACAGAAAAAAGCGTGGTGATACCATGTCCGAACCAGGTCAGATTATTAAAAAACTAAGGGAACAGAACAACTGGTCTTTGAGGGAAGTTGAAAAACGAATAGGAATAGATTATTCGGTGATAAGCAGAATTGAATCCGGTAAACGTCCGTTGAAAGACCAAGAAATAAAAGCGTTTGCTGATTTATTTGGAGTAACGACTGCTTACATATTGGGTGAAGAGGACAAGGAAATTGATGTTGCTGGAGAAAAAATCACATTGGATAAAGATGAATATGAAGTTTTTAAGGAATTATTGAAACATCCATCATTATTCCATGATTTAAAAAAAGATCCCGAAAAAAACGTAAGGCACTTGATAAAATCTTATGAGTTATACAAGAAATATGTAGAGGAAGCATTAAAGGATGATAATGACTATTTAGAATGACATATCCGATTTGAGGTGGAACAATGAGACTTCGACAATTTATTTTAATGAAGAAAAAAGATTTTTACGAAGAAGAGGCAAAGAAAATATTGAAACATGTTCAATTCAAGCATCCGTCTGAAATTGATCTATTTACACTATGCGATTTATATGGCATGAAAATAAATCACATCAAGGAACCATACAGTCGATCCTGGCCTATTAAAGATAAGCGACGGGGCCTTATTGAATTAGGGACATACAAAAATGAAATTGTCGAAAGACAAATTCTTGCTGAAGAATTTTCTCATTTGTATCTACACTATTCAAACGAATTGCTGATGAACGAATATTCACTGAATAAAACGGAACTGCAGGCTTTCAAATTGGCTGCAAATTTATTAATGCCGGTTAGCTGGATATTAAAAGCTGATGTTTCTCAACATTATAATAATCGTCAAATTTTAGCTGATGAACTTGCGAAAGAATATAATGTGACGGTTGATTTTGCTTTGAACCGCTTAAATTTATTGCAGGAAACTTGTATTTTCAATACAGATTCTGATGAATTACGTGAGCTACAACCAGATCCAATATTTTATAGAATTCCAAACGTAAAAAAGCAGAATTTAGTAATCATGGCTAACGGCAAGGAACAATTTTCACTGTAAACCAACTGGAAAAACTTATAACTCGAGGCGAATATATATGAGAAAAATTGTTATTTCATTAATAACATTATCTGTAATTTTATCATTAATGGGCTGCGGCAAGCCTCAAGCTCAAGCGCCTAAGCGCCATGTTAACTATATTGCGCCAACTGAATATAAAAATTTGAAAATAGGAATGACAAAAAAACAAGTGATTAAGGCAATAGGGAAGCCAACGAAGAAAGACCCTAATAATAGCAACATGTGGTATTACAGCATTAAACATAAATTAGCAAAAGATTCTTATGTAATTCTTACATTTGACATGAGTGATGATATTAACTCAAACGCTTATGTGTTGATAAGGAAAGAGCAACAGGGACTTTTGACAGCTTATGACACTTCTGTCGATCAATTTACTGGTAAAGATACAAATGATAAATCAAATACAGCTTCTTCCGATTCCAGCTCGGATACAGTCGAATCAGATACCATGAAAGGAGCATCCAGCAGCTCCGAGTTAAAATTAGCCGCTAAAAAAGCAGATAAAGACAATGTAAAAACAGCTTATATAAAAGATAAAATTGCAGTGATCGAATTCAAAGATGAATTTGAAACGAATGAGAAAACCATGCTCCAGAATTTCGCTTTATACAGTACTCGACTCATGGAAAAAGAAAAAAATAATCCGAATGTAAATGGATTTGCCTTTATCCGTGACACGACATTTGAAGACAATAAAGGAAACAAAACTACAGGAACAGCAATTATTGCTTATTTTACAAAAAAGGATGCGAATTCGATTTCTTACGGGAACTTTCGGAATCTTGTCGATCTGAACCCATATAAGTTTTACAAAGTGGCAAGTGGATATTACATCAATCCGGCAATTTACAAAGATGTAAAGCCATTTATGCATGGTTTATCTGCATATAAAAATTCAAGTGACTATAAACTATCCAATGATTTTTCTAAGGAATTGGCATCATATTAATTTCTATCTTATATAAATTGTAAAATGAGCTAAGGGGGAAAAATGATGAAAAAAGGAAGTCTATGGTGCTTGGGTGTTCTTGTTGTTTTGTTCATCCTTTCGGTAATTGGTAAATATTTATATGGTTTTTTTCTATTACTGTCACTCGCATGTTTCTTTTTATTGATTGCCGGTTTGTTTGAACCTAAACTAGCATTTTGGTCTAAGAAAAAAACAAGAAAATCCGCTGGTATAGGTTACCTTATTTTAACAATTGTTTTCTCTGTACTTTTTGCAATTTTTTCGCCCAACCAAGATGTAGCAACTAAAGATAATAAGGCAAAAACAGCTTCATCTGAAATTAAAAAAGAAGAAAGTAAAAAGAGCAACATCTCTGCTAAGAAGGCAGATGATGGTAAAAAAGAGGAAAAAAACAAGCAAGCAGATGAGAATAAAAAGGCAGATGAGCAAAAGAAAGATAAAGCATCTGTGGCCGCAGGCACCACTGCCGCAGTAAGTACTAAAAATAAGCAATCCAAATCCAATAATACCAACAAGCAAAAAACAAGTGCTACACCAACCAATCAAGAGCCGGTAACACTAGTTGAAACTGTTGATGGGGATACCATAAAGGTAAACTACAAAGGTAAAACCGAAACAGTGCGTTATTTACTTGTTGACACGCCAGAGGAAAAGAAACCTGGTACTTGCGTACAGCCGTATGCAGTTAGTGCTTATAACAAGAATAAGCAGCTGGTTAACAGTGGTAAGCTGACTCTTGAATTTGAAACGAATGGCGACAAATACGATAAATATGGTCGGTTACTAGCATATGTATTTGTAAATGGTAAATCAGTCCAAGAGGAGTTGCTGAAAGGTGGATATGCCCGGGTAGCTTACATTTATAACCCACCGTATAAGTATCTGTCCAAATATGAAAGTGATGAAAATGCTGCTAAAAGCAGGAATCTCAACATATGGTCAGAAAGTGGATATGTAACGGGCTCCGGATTCAATGGGTGTGCAAAGGCATCTGCAGGAACAAGCACGGCGGGTTCCAGTGGATCAAGTTCAAGCACAACGAGTCATTCAACGAGTTCTGGATCTTCAAATAGTTCAAGTTCAGGTTCATCGGGCTCATCGGCCACAAGTGCCCCTGCTTATTCCGGAGGAACAGAAATTTTTGCAAATTGTACCGAGTTGAGAAAGAAATATCCAAACGGAGTGCCGAAAGGACACCCTGCTTATCAAGAAAAAATGGATCGGGATCATGATAATTATGCCTGTGAAAGATAATTTCTGGCCCTTCGGGGCTTTTCTTTAGAACCTTTAACAGAACATACGTACTTAATTTTCTGTACAATATCAATACTTTTTTTGTACAAATTGGAGGTAATTTGTATGGCACACTGGAAACAACGTGGTGAAAATTCATTTCTTCTCGTCCTGGAACTTGGACGCGATGCAAAAGGGAAAAAGATCAGAAAGCATAAAACGATCCGGGTGGAAGATCCCAAGCTGTTAAGAACCAAAAAACGTTTAAACGACTATTTGAATGAGCAATTGGTCCTGTTTAAAACACAGGTTGAAGCTGGCGAATATATAAATCCAAAAAAAATGTATTTTAAGGATTTTGCGGAAGACTGGTACAACAAATACGTTTCAAAAGAACTTGGAATTACAACCGCTGAAAAATATCGCGGCCATTTAGACAATCATATTATTCCTTTTTTTGGAGAAATGAATTTCGAACAAATTAAACCGATCGATATCATAAATTTTAAAAATCACTTAAGAGATCCTAACGCAAGAAAAGACGGAAAGAAAAAATCATTATCTAATCGAACGGTCGCTGACATTTATGCCGTACTGGAGTCACTATTTTCAAAGGCGGTTGCTTGGAAAGTAATAGAAGAAAATCCATTGACCGGTGTAGACAGACCAAAATTTGAACAAAAGGAAATGAAATTTTATGAAGGCGATGAGTTGGTTCGGGTCATCCAAACTATGTATGATGAGCTTTCAGATATGTGGAGACTGTTTTTTCTTGGAGCGATTATCGGCGGCCTTAGGCGTGGTGAATTAATTGGCTTAGAATGGTCAGCCGTGGACTTTGTACATAATGGTTTGGAAGTTAGGCAAAACATTCCAAAGACAAAAAATGGAAAACCGATTATTAAAGGGACAAAAAATAATAAAAAGCGATTCGTACCTATGCCGGATTGGTATATGGAAGAAATGGCGAAATTTAAAATCTCTTGGGACAGAGAAAAAGAAAAACTTGGCGATGCTTGGGAAGGTGGTGAACACGAGTTTGTTTTTCATGGTGGCACTGGAAAACCGCTTTATCATACAACCCCCACTACACAATGGAGACGGTTTGCAAAAGATAGAGATTTTAAATATGTGCGTCTTCATGATCTGCGCCATACGATGGTCACTTACTTGCTAGAATCTCATGTCAGCTCCAAGCTAATTCAAAAACGGGCCGGGCATTCTTCCGAAAAAGTGACGAATGATATTTATGGACATGTGACGAGTAAGATGAGTAAAGAAGGACTTATGGAATTCGAAAAATTGAACCCTAAGAAATTTGGGCGACAATTGGGCGACAACGAAAAAAACGGATGA